TCACGCCTGCTTCCTCTTCAAAATTGTCAGGACCGGTCCGCGAGAATCGGTTGCTGATACCATGTTCGCAGCTTCGATCAGATGCCCGAGTTCAGCGCCCGAGTAGTGACTGGTGATGCTGCCGTTCTTGTGCCCCAGCAGGGCCTTGCGATCTTCTTCGGTTACGCCTGCTGCACGCAGGCGGCGGCCAAATGTGTGCTTGAGGTCGTGAATCCTTATGGATGCATAACCTGGGTGAGCGGGGCGAAGGTTTTCCTCCTGCCAGAGTTTCGCCGCTCTCACCCGCGCCTTCTTCCAGGCCGAGTCGTTCATACGGTGCATCGCGGTACCGTTGTAAGGGAAAACCCATTCCTTGCTGATACCGCGCTGCTTTTCAATGATCGACCTGGCCACGCTATTCAGCACCACCAGCCTCTCGTCACCGTTCTTGACGCCGGAGCGCTCATGCCGGCCACCGAAGTCGGCCGGTATCAGAAATACGCTGGTGCCCAGTTCCGGTACCGCGATCTCCCAATCCCACCTCAGCTTGCAAACCTCCTGCTCCCGCGTCCCAGTGTTCACCTTGAACAGCGCCATCGTTTGCAGGTGTGCCGGCAACTCTCCAAAAAGAATCGATTGCTCCGGCCACGACATTGGGTACGGCTTGCGGCTCGACTTCTTCTCTTCCAGTTTCGTGAGCATCGGCACGCTATCCAGCCACGGCCTACGCTCATCATCTCGCCACTTCCTGGCACACAACGACAAAACCCGAACAACACGCTCGATCGAGATATTCACCGTTCTGTTGCTGACACCTTTCTTCACCTTTCCGCATTCCAGCTTCTTTGTCGCCAGCCTGTCCTTGATGAAAGGCACAAGGGCCTGGTCATCAATGTGGGTCAGCGGCATGTCGCCAATGAAAGGATCCAGCTGTGAAAGGTGATGGGCAGATAGCTTGATTGACGGCTGGTCTTTGAACTCCAGCAGGAAGCGAGTTGCCGCCTCCCGCCACGTCCTTACCTTCTTTACTCCATACACCTTCTGTTGCCGGATCTGCTCCAACCTATAAATCAGGTAGCGCTCCGCTTCTTCCCGGTCACCAGTTCCAGTGCTTTCGTAAAGTCGTTCTCCGTTGATTTTCTTGTCGATATGCCAGATACCTTTCCTTTGGGAGAGGCCTGTGATCGATTTTCGCGCCATGATTTATCTCCTTTCTGGCGCTCGCTGCGGGGCGATTGTTGCTCCGTTGCGCCTTTTTTATCAATCGCCTTGGCCTCGACATACGCCGTGGCCCAGTCGTCCAGCTCTTGCCGATCAAACCCGACACCTCGGCCACCGATAGGGAATTCACTAACGTAGGGCCGGACGGTCTCGTCGAAAATTGCCCTGCACATACCCAGGTACCCAGGCGCTTCCTTTGCTCGAATGAATCGCGGTATCAGTTGTTGCGCGCCCATGCCTACCTCCCGCCGGCCGTGGGCCGCGCTGTTTTGATGATGTGAACGGCCAGGCCGAAGGTGATGAGCAGCCAGACGCATGTGCCGGCGAAGGCGTAGAGCAGCGCCTCGGTTGTGCCGGTGCCGAGCAGGTCAGGACCGAGCCAGAAGAACCAGCCGATGGTTCCGACCAGGTACAGCAAAGCGCCCAGTACAATCAGGGTGAGTTTCGTTGCGAACATGGGGTGTCCTTGCCGCGCTGGGCGGCAGAAGGTGGTTTAGGATTACGCCGCTTTTCGGGCTTCTGATGCAGCCATGCGCCGCCGCGTGATATGCAGCTGCAAGCGGTACGCTTTGAAGCGTCGGCCGTCCCCGGCACGAATCTCTGGCGCCAGGTACGAGAGGTCTTCTTCCAGCTGGCCGAAGTAGTAGAGGTGCTCACCATCCCCACCCCATTCAGGCTGGGCGGTTGCCCAGGAGCGTGCGGCTACGCAGGACGAGCAAGTTTTGAAGGTGGCCATGTCGCCCTCCCAGCATCCGCTGATGAGCTGGTACTGCTGGCCAGGTTGGATCGGGCCGTAGCATTCGCAGCATTGGTGCTGCTTGCGCGCTACGGGCATGGTTTCCGTTTGAAAGTCGGACATACGAATACCTCGCCCGCCGCTAACCGGCAGGCATGTAGGGGGATGGAGTAATAGCGTTTTGCCTAGATATCTGTGTCGTTCGGATGGGTGTAAAACGAGTATTCATTCCATCCAGCCGCCAGGAGGGCGCGTGCCACACCAACTAGATCTTCCGATCGCACACGCGTACCGGGGGCACACGATGATTCTCAAGTTCGATTGGCGACGTCCGAACGACGACGCACCGGTAGCCGCGAAGATCATCGAGCTCGCACCAATTGACGGCCTTGGCGAAGTTGCTGCTGAGTTGACCGGGCCCTGGCCGGACTATCCAGCCGCACTTGATGAAGCGATGGCCGCTGCTGAGCGCTGGATCGATAGCCAGTTGCCATAGGCCTGCGGCGGCAGGCATTTAGGGGGATTGGGGTTAGGCTGCTGGGTGTTGCGCTGTATCGCGGAAAACATCCATCTGCGCCGCGCCGTCGAGCCAAGCGGCCGCAATCCGGCGTTCAGCCATTGCGGCATATTCCGGGTTCAGCTCGCACAAGATCGATTTGCGACCTTCCTGCATGGCGACCACCGCTGTAGTGCCGGCACCGCCGAAAGGGTCAAGCACGATGCCGCCGAGTGGCGCGCCGGCCAGGATGCAAGGTCTAATCAGGTCCGGAGGGAAGGTCGCGAAGTGCGCCCCCTTGAAACCTTGCGTCGGCACCGTCCACACACTGCGCTTGTTACGAGTGTCCAAGGGCCACGCACTTTCCTCGCGCTCTGGCCGGTGTGTTCCCAGTGACTGCCCTGGGATAGGTTGCTCTCGCTTTGAATCATCGCGCTTGAAACTATCCCGCTTGCTGCGCACCGCTTTCATTGGGCCGTTTGACTTTCCGGGCACTCGATCACTGCCGCGCTGTTGCTCGAGATCCTGAGCCATTCGTGTGATCGAACTCAGCGCTACAGGCTCCCTGATCGCATCTTGGTCATAGTAATAGCGCGGTGACTTGCTCAAGAGAAACAGGTACTCGTGCGATTTTGTGCACCGGTCCCTGGTGGACTCAGGCATGGGGTTCGGCTTGTGCCAAATGATGTCCTGGCGCAGGTACCAGCCATCATCTTGAAGGGCGAATGCGAGGCGCCAGGGGATACCCATCAAGTCTTTCTGTTTGAGCCCTACGGGCGGTGATCGTCGCGTGCCCCGCAGCACCGCGCCGCGCGTAGACTGAGAAACCATGTCGTGCTTACCTGCTGAACCACCAGGTGCGTATCCGCCTGCGATTGATGCGTATGTGTCGCCCATGTTCACCCAAACTGTCCCGTCATTGCGCAGAACCCGGCGCACTTCGCGGAACGCTTCAACCAGGCGCTCGATAAATTCAGCGGGTGTTTCCTCCAGGCCGATCTGGCCGGCCATGCCGTAGTCCCGTAGCCCGTAGTAGGGCGGGCTGGTCACGCACATCTGAACCGACTTGTCTGGCAGCGTCCGCATCGACTCAATGCAGTCGCCGATCAAAACGCGATGTTGTTTCATGGGCGAGTTCGTCCTTGCCGCTATAGCGGCTGAAAGTTGTACATAAAATTTTTGTTCGTACAGATGTTGCGACCAGTTATCAGATACCGTTTCCACACGGTTGCACTTCGTTTGCACGGGTCTAGTTTTGTTCTCTACTGACCATCACATGATTGGGCGGGAGGGCCCTATGAGACTTCGAGGCGATATTTTTTGGGAGTGGGCAGACCCCGAGATCCACAGCCGAACACACGATGAAACTTTCAATGATGGGACTCACATCGATGTGCAGGTCAGACTATCGCGCACCGGTGAAACACAAATGTTCATCGGGATATATGGTCCTGACGGAATGGCTTTGCATGAAGAGGCTGATGACTCACACCCACGCGAATCGATGACCAGGGCATTGGCTTGGGGTGTCGGTCGAGCTCGTAAACTGGCTGCTGACGTAGGCGCTATTTCAAGCCCAGCTCGTCGTCGAAGCAGCGGCTGACCTTGAAGGGGGCGGCTATTCGTATCTAACTACCGGAGTCGGTGACATACTCAGTGCATAGGAATAGCGGCTCGTAGCTCCGAGCCAGCACCTCTCGGGACTGCGTGTCCAAAATGCATACCAGTGATGATTTTCGATTCAAAGCCCATCAACACCTACTTGATCTAGACGCAACCACAAACCAGCTGATGATGCTGGTGGTTGCAGCGGAGGTTTCAGGTCCACGATGGAGCGAAGCTTTGATGCGGCAGAAATTGGCTTATGAAGCTTGGGCTTCGATCCTTACCGGAGTTCAGATAGATCCGATGCCAGCGTTTGATGGCCGACCGGCCGAATCGTTAACACCCTCCTCCGACTAAGGGGGAGGCGAGTTATTGCGTAGCGGAGTACGGATGTACTCCTAATCGGGATTTGGCGCTTCGCTTACGGAACTCGTAAACCATGCTGCGCAGATCCACCAGCGATTCCTGCAGATCGCCGCGGGCGGTATCGATCGCTTCGAAAAACTCGTCTTTGCCGTCGTCGCCACCCTCATCTACGGCCAAGAGGGCCAGGCCATATGCCTGGAACTTCGCTAGGACGTCATCGGCTGACTTGGCCATGTACTCGGCGTGCTCGATGGCATAGGCCTCTGGTGATCGATCGGCCTGCTCGGCGCTCAGCGGGTTAGGCGAATAGCGCAGGGCTGACTTGTATGCGGAGTCGAGCGCGTCATCCAAATCACCGCCCGCCTTCTTGGCCTCGTTGAAGGCAATGATCATCTTTGCCCGAACGTCGTAGCAGCGTTCAACCGGCATATGTGCCACCGGCTCGCCCTCGGGCTGGGCGGCTGGCACGAGGAACGGCACCCACACATAGCCGTCACGTTCTGCACGCTCAATCGCCTTTTTGTCAGGCGGATATGCCACCGCCTGGTGGCCCACGACAAAGCCGTCATGCTTGCGTGTCAGGTTCCAACCTTGTGACAGGCCGGTTGGCTTTGGATCAGCCGGTTTGTTTTCTGTAGGCATGGGGAGTCCTTGCCGGGCCAAGCCCGGGTGTTGGAAGGAAGACAGAGAGCGGTTAAAGTTCAGCGATTACCGGGGAGGGTAGTCATGAGCTGCTATATATGCGGGTATAACGTTGCGCCTATAGTGCTACCGGACGTTGAGGAGTATTCGTGCCCGGCCTGTGGACACTACCGGATTACCGGCACAGCAATTGAGTTGCTTAAGCTGCATCCTTGGGAGTTCGATATATACCTGGCACGTCGGTGGATAGCTGATCAGCAGGATGAGTCCTGCCCCCCATTAATCAATTCGGATATTGTCACCAGGCTTTTATACGTTTAAGCCGATCTCCTATCGACAACTGCGCGTTTCCGTAGACATTGGAAGTCCTTGCCGGGCCATGCCCGGGCGGTGGAGCAGATTGATTTGAACTGCTGATTCCACCGGGTGCCGAAACAGCTACCACCCAGAGGACATAGCAATGACTGAAGAAAAGAGTAAAGAACCCGAGCAAGAAACCCCGGCGCACTCGACTGAGGAAGAGCGGGAGCGTTTGAAGGACTTCAACAAGGACGGAATTCCGCCTGGTTCAAGCTAATCATCAAGCCGCTTGCGATCGGCGTTGTTCCGTTCGCCATGGGTCGTTGGCCCGTGCCAGCGCTGCCATCGGCGGCGGGCTGACGCTGTTGCCGCACATGTGCACCTGCTGAGTCTTGGTGAACGGTTTGCCGTCGGCGCCGTGGCTGATGATGTAGTCCGCCGGGAAGCCCTGTGCCTTGTACAGTTCCGACGGCTTCAGCATCCGCAGGCAGATGTCGACGATCACGTAGGGCGTGCCCTTGACCATCACGGTGACCATCGCCAAGCGGTCCTTGGTGGTGATCGTCGGCGCCGGCGAGTCGCAAGCGCTGATGTTCTCCGTGCCGTAGTAGCTGATCAGGAACGCAGCAACGCGGAGGGCGCCGGCTTCGTGTTCTGGCGAGAGCGTGAGCGATACCAGTGAGCTCTTGCCCCCGCCACCAGCAGTAATGGTTGGTGCTGGATGATCCAGGCCCTGGCCCACGCTGCCGCCGAATGCCCGCTCCATGAAAGCGCTGACCAGCCCGTGGTGCTGGCCGCTGGCGCTTACGGTGTGTAGCGGGTCGTTCACGTCCCGTGCATCGCAGTTGCCGCGCAGGTGCACCAGGTTCGCCGCCACTAGTTGCTGCTGGCTGCCGGTGTTTGTGACCGTGGTCATCGGGTCTTCGATGCTCTTGGCGTCGGTGGTGTTGAAGCCGCCATTCATCTGGGCCATGAACACCGTGGAGATGCCCATAGCGTGAGCGGCACCGGCCGGGCGCTGATAGTTACCGCCGCTGGTGATGGTCGGCAGAGGCTCGTCCAGCGCCTTGCCCGCATCGTTGAATCGGAACTTCACCAGGTGCGCGGCTGCGAGAGCGTGCTTCACGCCGCCAGCGACCACGGTGCCCAGTGGTTGATCCAGACCAGGCACTCGCGGCACCTGGCCAGGCCGCTCGCCGTACCCCGACTGAATCAGTGTGGGGCTGATCAGCGTCAGCTCGCCGCGATTGGCGCAGGTCACCGTCGGCAACGGGTCGAGCGGGTCGTTGATTCGGTCGCTGCCCTGGTGCGTGGCCGGCGCGATGATTGGGCTGACCACCGAGAAGGCGCCGCCCTTCGGGTAGGAAGTGACGGTGCGCAGCGGCTCATCGGCCGACTGCACCGTTTCCCCTGACCAGTTGGCGATCGGCACGATAAATGGCGCCGCGCTGTCGATGACGAACTTCTTCATACCCTTGGCAACTCGGCGCAGGGTGGCCGGGGCCAGGTCTTTCTTGCGGCCGAAGATGCTTTTGCCCAGGTCGCTGAAGTCGATGCAGTCAGCAGCCGTTTTCCACTTCTGCTGGCCCTTGGTGGGGTTCTTGGCGTGGGTCGGCTTCGGCCAAACGATTGGCTGGCCGTCGCACCGGGCGATCATGAACAGGCGTTCCCGGCTGGTCGGCGCGCCGAAGTCGCAAGCCTTGATGACTTTCCACTCAACCACGTAGCCCATGCCTTCCAGCAGGGCCACGAATCGGCGCCAGGTCCGGCCGCGCTGCTTGGGGTCCGGCACCAGAAATTGATTGGAGACGGGAACCTGTTCTCCGGGAGACGCAATTCGATTAGTGGTTTTTCCTTTCTTCGTCGGATGGGGAACCTTATCCAACGTTACGACGCGGCCGGTGGCCTTGTCACGCTTGGCGATCAATCGGCCCCATTGAAGAATCTGCTTCACGTTTTCTAGGCTGATCACTCGCGGACGCTTCATGCCTGCCCACTTGATGCCGATCCATGAAAGGTTTCGGATCTCGCGCTTGCGCGGCTGGCCGCCAGCGGCCTGGCTATGATGTGTGCAGTCAGGCGACATATGGAACCAGCCACAAGCCTTGCCACCGCACTCGGTGTCCGGATCACCGTCGAACACGTCAGTGGTGAAGTGTCTGGCGCTTGGATGATTCACGGTGTGCATGCTGATCGCTTGCGGACTGTGGTTCTTCGCCACGTTTACCGTGCGGCCCAGGCCCATTTCCAACCCGGTACCGGCGCCGCCACCACCACAGAAGAAGTCGACAACGATCTCATCGTCCTGAGGGGTGAAGCCGAGTCCGTATTGGGTTTTGAAATCGAAGGGGTGTTTCTTCTGTTGTGCGGACATAGGGGATCCTCGCCGGCTGGCGTGATTCGTTGATATGGGGTATTACGGGTGACCGGCATGGAGCCGGATGAGTGAATTAGGAGCAGGTAATGGATGGGTGGTGGTGGAACGCACTATCGGCTGTAGGAACTCTTGCGGCAGTGGTAGTTGCGCTGTGGTTTTCCGTTCAGTCTGTCAGGTCAAATGGAAGGTCAGAAAAGGATCGCTCAGAATTGGCTGCTGCGAAGATGCTCAGCCCGCTTATGACGTTAGAGCGTAAAGCGGCTGCCCTATACGCGCACTTCAGTTTCGAAGGAGAAGACTTCGTCGATCAGCATCCGAATGTTCTGCTGGAAATTCAGATGCTTGAGGTCATGGCGAGGTCTATTTCAGTAGAAGATCTGTACCCGCTACTTCATCTCGAAGGTCACGCTGCAAAGAGGTCCGCAAGGGCTTTGGGGTTGATTCAGACTTTCTCCGACGATGCAGTCGCCATACTTCTGCATCCCTCCTGGGACCCTTCAAGAGGGCGTAAAATTATGCACAAAAGGTGGGCTGGAATGCTGGCCGAAGTCAACGATCATCTCTCGATTGCTGTTACGGTTTGCGCAGCGGCAGCTTCGACCGGAGCACCTAGACCTATGGCCGAAGAAACACGTAGCCCTTAATGCTTACGCCCCCGTTATGCTTCTTCGGCGTCGAGTCTTGATGCTTGGCGCTGGCCGATGGCGTAGAGTTCTGCCGCCACATTTTCGTTAACGACGATTTTGTGGCGCGAACGAAGCGCCTCCCGTGCGCCATCGCGGCCGAGTGAGTGGACGTAGCGCAGGGTTCCGGCCATTACCGATGCTTGCTCAGTGTCTTCAGTCCATTCCATCAGGTCGGCGAGCATCTGCTTTTCGCCAGCCCGAACCCGGTGCCGAAGCTCTTCCTCGCCAAGCTCCTTCCGTTTCGCCGCGCTTTTTGCAGATCGCGCTTTCTGATCCATGGCCATGGCCTACCTCTTCTATTCCGCTGGCCGGCAGTGCAGGCCAGGTTTGACGTTTGCGTTGCTGGGTACGGGCTACGCGGCGCATGAATCGACCTTCACCTGGCGCCAGGCGCCGACCGCTTCGAAGATTTGCGCCGCATGGGCTTCGTCCAGCGAGATCGCTTCAGGGATTGCAATCCAACCCGAGGCCACCATCTGGCTTTGGTTTGCCTCGTCGCGCAGCTTCTTGTAGCAATGCTCGATCACGTCTTCCAGGTGGTCGGAGAGGTAAACGCCATCGGGCGCTACCTCCACTGACTTGCTGTAGCGGTCGCCGCGGGCGTCGATGCAGAGGGCGCTGAGGTAGATCGTCCACCGATGGGGAATGCCGCAGACAGCCTGGCCGATCTTCCCCGGCGCGATGTTCTTCAGCGACTTGTAGTTGATCATCCCCTGGCGGCCGCTGGGGTCGATATTGACCACTGCGACGTGGTTGGCGGCCAGCAGCGACCGGCATGACCGGTCAATGCGGGCTTTTAGGTTGTGGGGTTTGCGCTTGCTCATAATGCCTCCGCGAGTTTGCGCAGCGCTTCACGCTCGGCCCGGGTGATGGGCGGCTTGCGGCGCTTGAGGATGGTTGTCGGATTGATGAATTCCGAACGCTTCGCCGGCGCTGGATTGATCGCCGGGCTATCGCCGATGGTGAGCTTGCCGCCGTCGGCCAGGTGCCGACGGACCTGACTGGAAAGCTCCACCGCTTTCTCACGCCGGAACTCGATATCTGATCGGAGGTTGCTGATCATGCTGCCGCCTTGGCCAGCGTCACCCCGGCCATGCTGAAGGTTGATCCCTGCGCCGCGACCATCGCGTCTAGCGCTTCCCAGTTGACCAAGAGGACGGTGATCGGCGCCTGACCATATGCCACGGCTTTCACCAGGGCCTCGAAGTCTGTCACGTTGGCCTGCAGCGCTACCTGCTCCACGGTGTGGCTCGCCGCAGGCTTTGTGGCCTGGCCGACGGGTGCCGCCTGTACCGGAGCGGTGCGGACAGGCTCTGGTGTCGCCACCTTCTCCACGACCGGCTCTGGCTTGATAGCTGCCAGTCGCTGGGCTTCCTGCTCTTCGGCGATGCGCTTCGCGTCGGCCTTTGCCTGCTCCGCCTTCTGGTGTTCGGAGATTCGGAATTTGATCAGCGTCACCAGATCATCGTTGGCCTTGGTGACCAGCTGCTGCACGTCGCTGAACAGGAAGGCATGATCAACGGCGAGCTCTGCCAGACTGGTCAGGTTCAAGCGGATGCTGTCAGCGGCCTGACTTGCATCGATCTTCGCCCGGGCCAGTTCGGTATCGACTGCGTCCTGGAGGCTGGCGATGGTGCGCTTGTTCTTCATGGCGCCGGCGAAGTCCGAAACGACATGAGGCAGAGTGACGTTGCCCAGCGTTTTGTTGATTCCGGCGATGTGATCCGCCAGCGCCAGTTCGGCTTTTTGCTTGATGTTGGTCTTCACCAGCAGCTCTTGGGCCTTCACAAGTTTGTCGACTTTCAGGCGCGTCTCGCGGGCATGGGCACTGATGCGATCCAACGACGAAAACAGTTCGTCGATGCTCTGGGTCTGCGACAGGGCCTGCTTCTTGGCGACGGCGACAGCCTCTTCAACATCGCCGCACCACTTGACTGCTTTCTTCGCGTCGGCGAAGTCCTGGTCGGTAGAGAGTGTGGTTTTCACCGAGTCGATGACAGCCAGCGCCGAGTCTTCAAACACTTTCAGGTTGCTGGCGGTGACCATGCCGGTCAGCTCGATGCGCAGGGCTGGCAGCTCGTCGGGTGCCTTGCCGACGACGATTGAAGGCGCGTCGGCCAGCTCGAAGTTGACCAGGTCTGCCTCGAACTGTTTCCAGCCTTCAATCAACTGGGCTGCGCGCCCGGCGACTGGCCGGTACTCCATGTGCACGAAGTTCTCCGGCGTGCCGTCCGAGCAAACAAAGATGACCCGCTCAGCGCCGCTCACGAGCAGTTGCTGCTCAAGCTGCCAGTAGTAGTGCGGAGCCAGGTCGCCAGCTTTCACCTGGGCCACGACCGACTCATTCCACAGTTTGTGCTCGAACAGTGTCTCGCCGAGCATCGTGGCGCCGTCCATGGAGGCCAGCAGGTTGCCCTCGGTCGCAACGATCGGATAAAGCTCTTCGCCGATCAACGCCTCAGTCAGTGGGCGGGCCAGGGCTTCAGTGGCGTGGCCTTTGTCGAAGATAAACTGCTGAGAAGGCGTGACGTCCGGCGTGATGCCGGTCTTTTTGGCCGCCAGCAGATCGGTGCGGGTCTGGTACTTCGAGACGCCCATCATTGCTGGTGCTTCTGAAGCGGTGCGGTACTGAGCGCGGAGGGCAAGCCACTCGGCGGAGCCCTGAGCTACGTTGTGAATTTTCATACTGCGTCTCCATCGAGAGCTTTGAGGTTCGTGATTTTTTCAATCTGCGCCGGGCTCAGCGTGTACTTGCTGCTGATGGTCGCAATGAGGTGTTCAGGGCTGGTGCGGTTCGAGTCGATCAATGGCTGCCACTTCACGATGTTCTCGGTCAGTAGGTCGTCGGAGTAGGCGGGCAGCGCTTCCGGTTCAGACTGGGCTTGCTGTCGTGGGCTGACATCGCGCGCCGGTTCCTCGAATGCCTTTCCCTCCATCTCATCCGCCGTTGGCGCCGATCCAACTTCAGGGAATGCTTTACGCAGGGCCTGCGCCTCGGCGCATTTGGCGAGCTGGGCAAATGCTCGACGCTTCCACATGGCGTTGGGCGCCGCAGTGTCCTTGCTGGCTGTTGCGTAGTTTTCGATCCAGCGCTCGTTGGCTGTGTATTCGGCCACCATGCCGTTGCTCATCTGCCGCTTGACGGTCACGCGGCACCATTCGGGATACGTGACTTCTACGCCGCTCAGCTTCGCCGTTACTGGAGGGCCATACTCAGGCTCGCTGATTCCGGCGTACTGGCCGGTGCGTGCCGCTTGGATGCGGTACAGGCCGATGCCAGGCATCACTGTGTCCTGCATCTTTTTCGTCTTCGAGTTCCAGATCGGGACGATGTGCACCGGCTTCAACATTGGGTCCAGGTGGGCCGCCTGGCAGTAAGCCAACACCATCACTACAGAGTTCTTTTCTGCGCCGGGATAGAGGCTGCTGCTCAGCACTTCAACGAGCGCGGCCTCCGACATCGCAGGCGTGTTGTCGTCCTGCTTCATTACTGCGGACATGGGGATTCCTTGCCGCGATGCTCGCAGCGATGAAAGGGGTAGGGGAAATATGAGTTGATAAACGTTCTTATTCGTATTTAAGATACGTAATAACATATCGACTCAATGCAAGGAGCCTCACCTATGAAAGTGCTGTCCTCACTCAAAGAAGCTAAAAACCGTCATCGCGACTGCCAGATCGTGAAGCGCCGGGGCCGGATCTACGTGATCTGCAAATCCAATCCTAAATTCAAAGCGCGGCAGGGCAGTGCGAAGAACAAGAACAAGAACAAAGGGAAAGGTTGATCATCTCTGCTGCTCAACCCTATAGCGCAGGACCTGGAGGACGCGACCGCCGTAACCAGGTTCTGCATATTGCTCAATTGGTGCACCGTAGAAGCCGCGGCGCTCTGCCAGGCTGTACGCCTCGCGTAGGTTGTGAGCGCTGATATCCTCAAGCTGCTCGTCGATCAGTGATTGGACTGGTGCAGTAGTCATGGCCTTCTCCTTGTATATGCGCCGCTGATTCTGATGTGCCCGCGAATGGTTTTTTCGACGAGTGACGTGTCTAGATCAATGGTTCTAAGGACATTAGGGGTTGTCACCTCAGAATTTGGTGTTTACTCTGAAAATGTTCGAATTGTTACGAATAATTTCGGAGGCGCCTGTTTGTGAGGCGCGATACTTCAGGACGAGGAACGAAACATGTTTTCACACGAAGGTCCCGCAATAGAGCTGATGGTGTTGGTTTTTTGCCTGGCTGGGCTGCTTCTGGTTGCTTGGTTAATTCACCATCTGTACGAGCGTAAAAATGGGAAAGGCGTTAAAAAACAACAAAATCGTAACGCAGGTCGTTCAACTTAGGATCGTTGCAGTTCTATCCATTTGAGCCAGCCGCTTCCGGCTGGCTTTCAGTAACCAAGCGCTGTAGTGGTGAAATTCATCCGCTGTGAAGGTGCCGCTGGTGAAGTGACACACTATTAGTTCTTCAACCAGTGCCTCTGCAAAAACTGTGGAGTCGGGATGATCCAAGGCGAGCAGGGCGGTCGAAACTTCGACGTGCGGGCTCATAACTCGTCATCCACATCGTCTTCTGCCTCTTCCCGTTCCGCTGCTACAGCGTCTTCGGCGTATGGCCTGAGCAGCGCGATAGCGATCTTCTCGACCGCCTCAATGGGGCGCTGCTGGCCCAGCAAGTCGGCGGCGTGGGACCGGGCGTCACCCTGGCTGCCGAGCATGGCCGACAGCAGCAGCCGGGCAAATGAATCGCGCTGATCCAGGCCGTCGATCTGGCGCTGGTTCAGGTGGCCTTGCAGCACCGTGCAGAACCGGTCGAACGTCACCACCTGCGGCTGGCCGTAGCGGCGCTTCCACTTGATGTCCATGCCGCACACTAACTGTTCCGCCGAGTGTTCCAGCCACTCCTGCTCCGCGCTCGCCTCGCTGACCTCTGGAGGCAACTGAGCGTCGTAACGCTCCTGGCATATCTTCAATGCTGCGTTCATGTTTGCCTCCAGGGGTCGTTATTCGGTGGGGATCGGCTTGAAAAGCTCAATCTCGTCGATTGGGTAGGCGCCGTTTTGCTCGCCGTAAAACCAGCGCTTGCGGTCGTTCGGCCTGGTGACCTCGACGCAAGGTTGCTCAACGCCATCCAAAATCATCAGGTATGAGGCGCCCGGCTTGGCGTCTGGCAGATCCTCAACCTTGATCCAATCGCTCATGGCGACCTCCAGTGTTTGGGGTTAGGCGGATGCGGCGTTGGGCACAGCTTCACGAAAGCGCGACGGGCTCCAGTCGCAAGCCTCATCAGCAGGGATGTGGCCGAACATCGCGGTGCAGCGACGGCAATGCACGCAGTCGCCGCAAGTCTTGCCCTCGGGTAGGTTCATCTGGTCAGCGTTATCCGCCGACCGTGGGAAAGGCACTCTTTGCTCGCTCATGAATGTCTCCGTTGATTCGTTGGTTCACCTGTATTCGTCAACACTCATGCCTCCCGCTGGTTGCCGATGGGCGCGGGGGAGGAGTGCTGACGTAATAGAGGTGGGGAAGAGGGCCCAGGCCCGCTACTGGCGACGGCCTGGGTTTGATGCGTCAGCGGTGTGGCCCGTTGCCCGCTGCTGATTGCAGGGCTGGCCGGTCGTCTTCGGTGTGGGCTTCGAGCTTCCTACTCACAGCGTCAAACAGCATCTGTTCGCCGTGGATCACAGGTCCTTACAACATGCACGCTACAGCTCTGAATGCCCTGGCTGAGTGGGGCAGGGTGCATGAGGTCCGGCGTTCCCAGCCGAGGCTATTGGGATCGCTAATTCAAATCTTTTGGGGCTGGCCGTGACCCGCTACTGGCGTCGGTCACCGGCTTGAATCAAATGTTCTTCCAGCCGCGGGCCTTTCGGCTTGTTCTCCCGCTGGATAACTGTTCTTGGCGCTTTACGCTGCACGCCCGGGTCAGTTGCCAACCCTCTGAACCGTTTAGGCCGGTTCATCGCTGCCTTTGAATCTGGGCCGGTGGTGATCCGGCAAGGGGTGTAACCAAAGAGCGGCGGGCGAAGGCCCTTCGCAGTGGCTGTGTGTCGCTGCGATGGATGAACTATCACGCATCGTGTTTATTTAGTCAACACGATGCGTGATTTATTTTTGCGAATTAACACGGCAGGTCTCGGTTACGTTTTCGGGAAACGTGGGATATGATTCGTTTAAGACTGTATGCATATACAGTATTCAATCGGGAGGTGATTTCATGGCGAAACAGCAGGCGGCACCGGCAGCACGGCAGGAAATGAGTGGCATGGAGCGCCTTGCGCTGCGCGTCTCATCGATGATCAATCACCCGGTAGCGCAGGCGCAGCGCTGGGTGACGATTCATCGCCTGGACACGGACGGGGATCGAGAGTGGGAGCAGGTGCTGAGCGTGATCGCCGAAACTGACGAGCTTGAGTTGACGCTCAATGACGACGGCAGCGTGACGGTGAGGTGGGAGCAGCAGGAGGTCGAGGCGACGGGAAGGGGAGAGGTCAAGTTTGAGCCAGAAGAAGAGGCGGCTCCTTTTTGACAGGCGTGAAAAAGCCCGCACGTAGCGGGCTTAGATATTTATGGGAGGTCTAGTTTGAGAACTTCACCTCGGTCGCTAGGGCCTCTTTGGCTGCCTGGTATGCGGACTTAGCCTGTTGATCTGTGGTGCGGTAGGGACTCATGGTGGTTAGGTAAGCCGACCATTTTGCATACAGGTCTTTGCTCAACTCAGCTTGCCTAGCTGGCAACTTAGCTGTCTTCAGACGGTTCACTGCCTCATCGCCCTGAGCCCTGGCATGCTTGAAGCACTCAATTAGCGAGTTGCTGTACTCAGCTATCGCCAGGCGGTTGTTATATCGAACCGCATAGCTACCTGTCGTTGCCTCGAGGTCACACTGCCATACTGGAAGATCCAACTGGCGAGAGAAGTTAATGGCCTCCGGCGATTTCGGGTCGTACTTGAAATCAATAGGCTTAAACACGTGGGGATACTTGGATGGAGCCGTAGGTGCTGGGCCCTTTTGTTGGGGCGCCACGCAGCCAGCCAAGGTCATCGTCAATGCAGAAAGTAAAGTGCAGGTTTTTAAATGCATGGTATCCCTCCCATAATTGAGCCCGCACCTTACCATTCGTGGCGTGCAGCCACCATTGTTGGGCCTCAATCCGGGCCTTGGGCTTTCAACCTGGCTAAGCCCTGTTTGATGTGCCCGGCATTCTCGCCGATCGTCTCCAAAGCGCCACGTACGTTGCCGCCGACCTCAGCATTGCCTTGTCCTTCGACGAGCAGCGTAAACTCCATTAGTGCAGCCTCCAGGGCGAGTTGGTTCTCATAGATTCGCTCAAGGGTGTCTGGGAGTGAATATTCGGGATGGGGCATAGCTTTGGCTCCAGTCATTGATGCTGGAAGAGTAGTCGACGGCTGCTTGGGAGCGCGAGCAAATCGCAGACAAAGAAAAGCCCGCGATGGGGAGGGCGGGCTTAAAGGGATGATCGCTAGGAGCTGTGGTAACCGTAAGCGATCAACTGTGAAAAAATCTTGAACAGGTTTATCAATACTTTCTTAACGCGATAGCGCTACTTCGGCTGATCAATTATTTCGCCATAGCCCGGGGGTATAATGGGTGCCAATGACCCAGCGCTAGCTTGGATGGCAGCTTTTTTTTCGATAGCTGCTCTGTTTGCGGCATCAAGAACTAACTGCGCTCGTAGGTTATGCAATGAGAGCATTCCGTCAAACAAACCTATCATTTTTATTAATACAAAACTAAAAGTTGCAGCAATTAAAAAGCAACAAATACTTGAATATGTCATTCCGTGCCATTCGGTCGAAATTTTTTCAAGTGGAGATTTTAATGCAGAGCTTATAATTACAACTAGCAATGCAGCTACGGTGGCACTGAGCAGACCAATCCAATAGTGCTGCTGCCTCGTTAGTGATGCCACAATCCTCTTGGCGTCATTCGGAGTAAGTCGATCTGCCTGCACAAAATTTGCTGTTATCGGCATGACTTGCATTAAAGATGCCGCTAGAAATCCGAGAAATGCAATTAATCCTTCTTTCATGTCAAACCAAAATGAAAGCGGCGTGAAGTACGCTGCTGCAACTCCTGATAAAAGTGGTAGCAATAGCGATGCTATCATTCTCTTTGTAGGTTGCCGCATATTAATTTACTCGATGATTTTTCCATTGGCGACAAAGGTTGAATAAGCTTCAATTGTAGCACGTAAAACGTCAGTAGGGTCTAAGAGCGATCCTATTATCTCATTGTTACCGTCCATGGAGGTTATTAGCTTTACTGATGCATTATGATGAAGCTTGATAGTTCCATCACTGCCGATTTTTCCGCCTTTAGCTCTAACCTGTAACTGACTATCCGGCAGATTGCGTAGTCCTGTCTCCAATTGGGTAAGGGCTACACGATCAATTCGACGCTTCTTGGTTTTGAATCCGATGTGGACTTGAACGTCCAACTCCGCATCTGGAGGCACAGACTGCATGAGAGACGCTACGTTGGCTTCCCCCCCTAAAAGTTCAGCGAGAATTTTACGAGCGGTAGCCCACCCAGTAGTTCTTCCTGTATCGATTTGGCCGTGCTCAGTGACTTCGCTTATCTTGTCAATGGTTTCAGGCTGCTCTCTATTGTTGTCAAATTTCAGAGGTGGAGGTGTAGCAACGCCACCTATGATAATTTCCTGGATATCAGCTAAATCTCCACCCATATCGCCAATATCAAATTTTGATGTCAGAGTTACTTCATTTTCCGAGCCAAGAGTTGTGGACTTAGTCTTTAACAACCACGCTAAATATCCCTCAAGGTCAGCAGTTTTTAGCGACATACTTTGAACAACGAATGCATGATCGTCTTTGATCATCCAGAACATTTGAGAGTGTACGTATTCCGACTGTTCAGGCGCTTTCAGTTGCTGAACTGGGACAGATTGTGCTTTCTGATCAGCTGTCTTGGCCAATGCCTGCAAATGGCCTTTTGAAAAATGAAGTATATCCCCAAATACGAAACCTAAACTTTGAGAGGAGTCTTGATACAAGTTTATAAAATAGTTGTCTGTTCCCTCTTCGCGAAGGCGCTCTAAATATCGATGTTTTAGCTGTATCCCGCCGTCCACGGGGTAGTCCATTGCAGACCTTATCATCTCTTCTAAGCTGTATTTAACACCTGAAGGACGTACAAATTTTCGATACTGTATTGTGATTTGTTTTCTTGCGTTTGACATTGCTAACTCTCCCTGTATTAGATGTTGCAAGCTTTTTGTGTTTTTGTGATTTTTTGTAAGAAACTAATTTTGTGTCAATCAAGAAATTGCTTTTGTATTTTTATTCGCGTCGCTTTTCGTGTTCGCATTCATCTTTATCACGCACTTGCTTCAGTTCAGCTCCACTCATCTTTATTCGCGGAGCCCATATAAGTAGTTCAGCGCTATCAGCTCAAATACAGCCACAAAGGTGCAGGCCACAATGAAACCAGGGCTGAAGACTCGCTTGCGGCCGTATGAGCTTCCATCAAGCCCGGCCGCGTCGGAATAGCCGGGTATCATCATAAGCAGCGCCAGCCAAGCAATGACCCCGACCTTGCTCCAGAAGCTCTGCACTCGCCATGCAGTCATTGGCTCATCCTGGGCAGCCGCATCAGGAAAACCAGCCATACCCAGGACACTTCATTGCTCGGAGGCGATGCAACAGCCCGTTAGATTCGGGAAAATCATAATCCGAAGTGCCGAGCTTGGAACGCTGTGCGTATTGCAAAAAGTCCTCAGCCTGCTGGCGATCTGCGGCAAGCTTGAAGGTACGACATTGCTCCAGACGCTCAGCTTCTGTCACAGGCATCGGTACTGCGTCGATCTGTTTTTCGTACTCAGTTTTTTCTTTAGGCGTGCTGTAGCAGCCGGAGATAAATAGCGGCGCGACTATCAGTGTCGCGAGCCGTAAGGCATTCATTTCACATTCCCTTGTGCACACGAGCGCTACTCAGCTCGCATTAGTTTGATTTAGGTTGCCGCGTAAGACCATGCGCCTACTCGGGCTTGCTCCGGATTATTTGCCCCGCCTTTACCTCATTCGCATATCCCACCAGCCTGTCGGCTTCCTCATAAAGCGTACCCACAAGACCCATCAGGGCAATGGCGTCGGCATCGCTGAGCTTTTTCGCCAGTTTGCCCAGGTCGACACAGGACTGTTCTAGGTTGAATGCGATCGCCTTGAGGTCGCGACGTAGATGCTGGTTGGGTTTGGTCAGAGCCATGGCGTTATACCGGTTGTCCGTTCCACACGTAGAGCACCCGGGCCAGGATGTGGGTGTCGTCCACCCGGATGTCTTCGGGATCGTGGTGCTTGTTGTCCGAAATCATCTTGAAGCGATCCTTGCCTTTCTTTTGCAGGCGCTTCACGTACAGCATCTCATCGTGGGAGAAGAGGTAAATGCCATCACCCGTGAACTCCCGGATAGTGATGTCGACCAGTAGCGGGTCGCGATCCTTGATGGTTGGGGCCATCGACTGACCCCACCCAGTGATCATCTTTAGGTGGAAGTGCTCTTTGAACGTGACGCCGAGGTCACGCAGGTGCTTTGGGCTGACCCTGATGTCCTGGAGCATTTCCGGATATTCGTGCGGGATCTGTCCGCCGCCCATCGCTGCGCGCACGTCGTAGTGCGCAATCCAAACCTCATCGCCAACCTGGCCTGGGCGGGAGAAGTCGACCGTGATTACGTTGCTCGAACCAAGCTCCCGCGCGGTCTCGTTGACGGCGTCCTCAATCATCCTGCGTGCGTCATCAGTAAGATTCTTGCCGTGCTTTGCCAGCATCAGATTCACGATTTCAGCAGTGGACGAGCGAGCAGCCTGATCAGCTGAATGGTCTGGTACGCCTGGCGGCTCATTTTGCGTATCTAGCAGAAGCTCGGACTTCTCGACGCGTAGCGCCTTAGCCATCAGTTCTATATCTGCAAAAGACGGCTCTCGCGTCCCGGCCTCGTAGTTTCCCACCCGGGATTGCGACCAGCCGCAAGCCTCAGCCAGTTGAGCCTGTGATTTTCCAGCATTTTTACGTGCGCGTTTGATGCGCTCAGCTAATTCGGTCATGCGCGGGATTCAATCACGTATTGAAATACCCGGCTTTCACTTATTGTGTTTGCCTTTAACACGATGCGTGTTTATCCTTGGGCCAAGAGCTATAGGAGCGATTTCCATGAACCACGTCCGAAACATTCGAGAGAAAGCCGGGATTACCCAGGCTGCCCTTCGGCGGTCGCTTGGGTGGAATCAATCTCGCCTTGCTAATTACGAGTCCGGCCTTCGCTGTCCGGGGCTCAGCGAGGCACGACTGATCGTGTCTGCATTGAACGCCTTGGGTGCCAAGTGCGTTCTTGATGAGGCATTTCCGCCTGCGGGCGTTTCATCCCAGTCCGCCGCCTGACATCCCTGTTCGCCGTTCAATTGAAGCCAGATTAAAAGAGAGCAGTCCCCATGCAAACGTCCAGTTCCAGACACACCGTACAAACCCGTGATCAGGTGCTGGTCGCCCACGCAGCAAACCAGATCGCACGCACCAGCCTGAGCCAGGACGACTTCGCCCAGGCGCTAAGCCGCGAGCTGTACCTGTCGATCCCTGATCGCGCCAAAGAGAAGGTCGTCCCTGATTTCAATTCGCCCCAACTGACCGGCGACGTGAGTGAGTTCGTGAAGGCGACCGGCCGCTGGCTCAAGCGTGTACAGCGCTGGCTGAACGGCGATCAGGAAATGCCGTCATGGCTGGAAGAGTCGTGGGTCAACGCCCTTGAGCCTGAATTCCGCGATCACTGCCTGAACGAGCTGGCGAGCCGACACGGCTTGACCGGTGCCCGCCAGATGACCAGCGAACAATGTGCGAACAAAAGCTTTGGTGCTTTGATCCGTGCTCTGGGTGATGTGATTGACACCGGCAGCGAAGTGTTTGACGACCAAGTCATGTGCGAGCAAGACCTGCCGCACTTACCGGCCTTCGCCAAGCAGTGCCGTCAGGTTGAAGCGAAGGCAGGGGAGTTGCGCCGCAAGGCTGAGGCATTGATCAACGGCAAGCCTGCACTGAAATCCATCGCCTGAATTCCAGGCACAAAAAAGCCGACGTACGAGGTCGGCTTTTTCTACAGCGGTAAACAACTGGAGCGAATCATGCACCAACACACTGAATCGATCAATACCCCCAACAATCTCGCGCCACGTTTTTCGCAATCTGAAAACGTGGCGCGCACAACGATGTCGTCCCGTGAGATTGCAGATTTGACGGGCAAGCGTCATGACCACGTCATGCGTGACATCCGCAACATGCTCTCAGAGCTGAAAATCACTGACCCCAAATTTGGGGGCACCTATATGGACGGCTCCGGGCGCTCAATGCCTTGTTTTCATCTGGATCGCGAACTTACAGAAACCCTGGTGACTGGCTATAGCATTCCGCTTCGCCACAAGGTCATCCGCCGACTTCATGAGTTGGAGGATGCTCAGGCCGCCAAGCCTGTTGCAATGCCGTCCTACGCAGAGGCTTTGAGGCTATACGCCGATCAGATCGAGCAGACGGCGGTTCTGCGCGTCGAGAATCACCAACAAGCCACAAAGATCCATTCGCTTGAAAACCTGTTCAAGGAAGGCATGACCCACACCCAGTTCTGCAAGGGCCTCAATGGCGTCAACGTAATGCAGGTGGGGAATTACCTGGAAGCACGGAGTTGGCTCTACAACGAGAGCAAGTCCGGCACCCGCCACCGTGTTGGCTCGTACGCCCGCGACAAGTACATGACCGAACACCAGGTTGAGGTCACCCCTCACGGCAAAAACCCCTTCATCTCCTACACGCCAACCCTGCTGAAGAAGGGTGCCGCGCGCCTGTACGACCTGTACCTGGCCGGCGAACTACCCATGAAGAAGACCTGGGACGGCCTGTTCACCCACGACAAAGCACAGAGGGCCGCGTAATGGCCGGGGACTGGATCAAAATGCGAATCGACCTTCAGACGCATCCGAAAGTATTCCGCATGGTGTCCGCATTGAAAGCGGACAGGTTGCGGATCATTGGCGGACTGCACATCGCTTGGAGCATCTTCGACACCCATTGTGATGATGGGGTGTTGGTCGGTTACACCGTGGACGCAATGGATGCTGTGGTGGGGTGGCCAGGCTTTACCCAGGCCATGATTGACGTGGAATGGGCGGGCATTCAAGACGACGGAAGCCTCGTAATGCCTCGCTTTGAAGAGCATAACGGGGCCAGCGCCAAGCGCCGCGCCAATGATAACGAGCGCAAGCGCAACGACAGAAAGGCGAAGAATGTCCGAAATGTGTCCGCTAGTGATGCGGACAGTTTGCGGACCAGAGAAGAGAAGAGAAGAGAAGATAAAGAACAAAAGCCTTATGGCGATGATGAGGTAGATCACGCTGAGTCGTTCGCGCAGTTCTGGGCCCTGTACCCGCGCAAGGTGGGCAAGGAGGCTGCGCGCAAAGCGTGGGACAAGCTTAAGCTGACCAACGAGCTTTTCGATTCATTGGTTCAGGCCCTGGGCGCGCAGTGCCTCACGACAGACTGGATCAAGGACGACGGCCGGTTCATCCCGCACCCATCGACGTGGATCAACGGCAAGCGCTGGGAAGACGAAGTGCCTGATCCGTCGCCGGCCGGTAGCAACGTCCACCAGTTCACGCCGCGCCCTCAGTCTGGCGAACCAGACTTCAACAGCAACGCGTGGGCTGACGGCCTTGTGGCTCGCCCATGAAGCCAGTCAACCAACTGATGGCGATCATGGGCAACCTGCCCGCTGAAAGCCATGTCCGGCCGCTCGACATCACGCCGCAGACGGTCGAGGTAGTTAACGACTTGTTCCGCCGGCTACGCGGGATATTCCCTGCATGGCGCCAGGCGTGGCCGTCCACCGAAGCACTGGACGCTGCAAAGGCCGAGTGGATCAAGGAATTCGCCGACGCGGGCATCCGCACCCTGGAGCAGATCGAGTTCGGTATCCAGAAGTGCCGCAAGCTCAAGAAGCCGTTCGCCCCGAGCGTTGGTGAGTTCATCGCCATGTGCGCACCCGGGCCGGAAGACCTCGGCATGCCGGCTGTTGGTGACGCCTGGATCGAGGCGCTGATGACCACGTACAGCCACGAAGCGGTGAAGCTGGCCGCCGAGGCTACCGGTCTTTTCGATCTGCGCGGCGCGCGCCAGGAAGACAAGGGCTTGCGGGCCAGGTTCGACCGCAACTACGAAATCATCCTTCGTCGCGCCCAGGCCATGCAACCGCTCGACGGCCGGATCGCCACCGGCATCGGCCATGACAGCCAGAAGACCGAATTCGAGCTGGCCAACGAACTGGCCGACCAGCAGACCCAGGCGCGAATCCTTCAGCAGGGCATCCCTTCCGATGGCATGTCTGCCCGCGCCCAGCTGATGGCCAAGTTCGGCAAGAAGACCGCGGAGCAACGAGCATGACCATCGACAAACAAAAACTTCAGAAACTGCTCTGGGCCGAAGCCGCGTCATACCGGGCTGACTGCGCCGACTGGAAGCGCAACACCGAGGCGCTGGATGAGTTCCTGGGGGAGAAAACTGTGGGCGAGGTGGCGCTGGAGCTGCTGGCCGAAAACGAGGCGCTGCGCAAAAGTTCAGGGCGGTATGAATGGCTGCGTCAGTCCCGTAGCGGATACATCGAGGTCGTGGAATGGATTGGCCCCCATGCAACCGGGATGACCGGTGAAGACCTAGACGCGCTGCTCGACACCGCCATGGGCAAGGGAGAGCAGTCATGACTGACTTGAATAAACTCTCGCCGGCGGCTCGATCTGCCGCAATGCGTGGCGGCACTTCCGGGTGGGGTCAAGTCGGCGGTTTGGCTGAACACATCCGGTACATGGAGTTGCGGCCCAAGCGCCCAGGCCGTAAGCCGAAATGCAACTGCGGCTGTGGCATGCCGAAAACACACACCGGGTTTGCCAACGGTGTCTGCTTAACGAGTGGCTGCGAGCTTTACGTTCGCCGCTGGGTGACGGCTGCAGGAGTGAGGGTGAAGCCATGACAAAGCCAGCCAAGCCCCGCCCAATGCCCGTGTACTTGGTGCTGCGCCGCCTGGTAGATCCTGCCACCGGCAAGGAGGTGGCAGCGTTCGTGCCGTCCTCCGACGCAGACCGGTCGATCCTTCGCGAGCGGGATTTCCGGATCAACACGAAGATCCGCGCCGACCTCAAGCAGCCACGCAACCCACGGTTCAACGGCTTGGTCCACGGCCTGGGCCGGGTGCTGAGCCAGAACATCGACCGGTTCTCTGGCAAGCATTCCCACGACGCTATCAAGGCCCTGCAGCTGGAGTCGGGCGTGTACTGCGATGAGGAACTGTTCGACATCCCGGGCCTGGGCCAGCTCACCCGCAAGACACCCCGCAGCCTTTCCTACGACTCAATGGGGGAGGAGACATTCCAAGACTTCTGGCGCCAGTGCTGCGCGTACCTGGTGCTCCATGACTGGCCAACGCTCACGGAAGAGCGACTGACCGAAATGGCCGAGTTCGAAGCATTCAAGGAGGCCGCATGAAGCGCACCCCACTACAGCGCAAAACCCCACTTCAATCCGGTCCACCGCGGCGTAAACGTTGCCCTTCCTGTCGGGTGATGTTCACTCCGGCCCGCGCCACGCAAGCTGTGTGTGGGGAAATTGAGTGCGCCATCGCTCACGGCAAGTCCGAGAAGGGACGAGCTATTGCTGGAAAAGCATTGGCAGAATTGGGGCGCCGCGAGATCAAGGTGCGCAAGGAGACGCTGAAGACTCGGGCGGATCACCTGCGCGAAGCCCAGGCCGCGGTGAACGAGTACGTGCGCCTGCGTGACGCTCACCTACCGTGCATCAGCTGCGACTCGACGCCGAACGACAACGACCTCATGACCGGCAGCCGGTGGGATGCCGGGCACTACCGATCCGTCGGCGCCTGCCCGGAGCTGCGCTTCGAGCCGCTGAACATCCACCGCCAGTGTGTGAAGTGCAATCGCAACCTTTCCGGCAACGCCGTGGAGTACCGCATCCGCCTGGTGCTGCGCATCGGCGCCGAGAAGGTGGCTTGGCTGGAGGGGCTACACCCGCCTTGCAAGTACACCGTGGAAGAGATCAAGGCCATCAAGGCCAAGTACCGGGCAAAGACCAGAGAACTGAAAAAAGGTGAAGCCGCATGACCTATCGCAACGTTGTTTCAGCAGTAGTTCGAGCCCTCGCGGCCGAGACCATCAGTTCCGCCGGCGGCTGCGACTTTGAGCCGAAGGTGCAATGTGCCAAGCAGAAGGGGGAGATTGTCGGCAAGGAGGCAGCATTTCTGCAGGACTGCTGGGTGTTCGGTCGGCTACATAAGACGTTGACCCCGGCTCACTGGCGGGTGCTCGTTGCGAAGTACTCAACGCATCAGGAGCACAAGCACGACGCCATTCTTGAGCTGCTTAACTCGGTGTGCACGCCGGCGCCGAAACGCTTCCGGGAATGCGCTGTGCTGACCTGGGCCATTCCGCAAGTGGCAGGGGCCGAGGGCAAGCGCTCCGCCGCGGTGCTGCCGGCTGCCTGGTACGACATAGCCAACTGGGATAACGACGGCAAGCCGGAATCGACTCGTTATCGGTGGCGGTCTTCCATACGAAAAGCTTTGGATCGTCAGATGAATGAGGCGCTGGTGGCCGCTCAAGAGCTCCTTGACGCGGAGGGGCTAATTGAGACGTTCGCTGCATAATAAATTGCCGCGGCGATGAACTGGAAAGGTGGCCTATATGACCCCAGCTTTGTGAGATGGGCGGGAGCTGGAAACGAGCTTCCCGCCGACAAGTTCTAATGAATTAAAAGGACTCAGTACCTGGCTCTGTAGTCCGATCACATGGCCGCGTTGAAACCACCTTGCTCCAGCCATTCTTCTAGTGGTTTCGCTTTCAGTGGGGGTGTGAACAGGTATCCCTGCGCCTCTGAACACCCCCAGGGCGTAATTAGATCTAAGATACTTTTGGTCTCGACTCCCTCTGCTACGACTCGATACCCTAACCCTCTCGCAAGCTCGATTAGTGTCTTAACTAACCTCTTATCTTTTTCGTTTGTGTCCAGATTGCTGATCAGTGACTGGTCTAGTTTTACCGTACTGACCGGAAGTTGCCTTAGGTATGTCCAGTTGCTGTAGCCAGTGCCGAAGTCGTCCACGGAAATATCAATGCCTAGCCCACGGGCGCGCTCTAGCTGAGTAATAACTGCCTTTGGGTCTGACATGTGCATACTTTCAGTGAATTCAAGTTCTAGATTTTTGGGTAGGAGTGCGCCGTCGTTTATGTACTCTGTGATTTTGTTTACGAATTTTGAGTTTTCAAGATCACTGACAGTCACATTCATGGAGATTCGTAACTCAATACCTTTGCTCCTCCATACTTTCGCTTGGGAAACTACGGCATGAAGTACCCAAAAGGTAATCGAATGCATCAATGCAGTTTTCTCTGCCAATGGTATAAATTCTGCAGGGCTGATAGGTCCGAGCGTAGGGTGATTCCACCGGATCAAGGCTTCAACACTTTCACATGCTAGGCTAGGTAACCTGATTTTCGGCTGGAAAACTAGGCTCAGTTGATTTCCAGATCGAACGGCGTCAGGCAAGGAACTCAGTAGCACAAATGCTCGCTGCTGAGCTGCGTCCAACTCAGGCTGATACATTGTCCATCCCAAGTTACGAACTCTGGCGTCGTCGGCAGCGCCTACCACCAGGCGTAGCCAGTCCCTCTCTTCTGCATCAGCGATCTTCAAAACTCCAATGCCTGGCTGCATAGGTATTGGAATTCCTTGACAATCAACCGGTTCGCAAAAGTTAGAAAGAATGTCAAGGCAGAGGTGCTCGACCGGCTCGCCAGCTTTCAAAAGAAACCCAAAACGTGTGGGACTAATTTTGTACAGAAGATAATCTTTAGGTAGTAAAGACTGAAGTCTAGTCTTTACGTCGAGCATTAATTTTTGAGAAAAGCTGTAACCAAGTGCTTTTACTACGTCATTCAAAAATTTCGGTGATATTACGTCCACCGCAAAAAGGTCATGCTGAATGCCGCTGGAGCTTGCCATACGGATATCTTCTTCCAATCTAAGTCGATTGAAAAGTCCAGTAGGCTGATCAATGAAGTTCCGTGAGCGTAAGCTTGTAATCCTCATTACAACGAGTTGAGCAAAATAAACGAGCATTCCCGCATCTCGCTTGCTCATTGGTTCTCGAGCTGAAGTATCTATTATGCATAGGCTGCCCAAGGAGAAACCATCACTTGTGAGAAGTGGTGCGCTAGCGTAGTAGCGAATGAAGGGCGGGCCGGTGACCATAGGGTTATCTTTGAAGCGCTCATCATCTCGCGCGTCCAAAACCTCTAAGGGCTTTCTGTCGCGTAGCGAGTGGGCGCAGAACGAAACGTCCCGTGGTGTAGTGTGTTCTTCAATCCCAATCCGAGCCCTGAACCATTGGCGGTGCTTATCGACAATAGAAATTAGCGCGATGGGAGCATTGAAGTATTCTGAAGTCATCGAAATCATTTTCTCGAAGACTTCATCGTCTTGTTCATTTTGCGGGCAGAGGGCCTCAACGCGTTTTAAGCGTTCTGCTTCGTACTCAGGAAAATGGGCGTTTACGTCCATAATTAGCCTCGTGTATCACGACCATATGGCTAAACGGTATCAGATCCCCTGCAGACCTACGACTTCATTTACCTATCGCTCCAATAGGTTAGACCCGGTCACACGTATGGCGCATACCCCGGATACGACCGTTTTACCGTTCGAAAGGATGTAGGCAAAAATCTGGAAAGCCCTGGATAGGTTTTAATCGGCGGAGCTACAAGCAAAGTTCGGATACCCAAAAAATGTTGCACTGAGTGAGAAAATGAGAGATTATTTATTCATCCTATCGATCTTGCGCGTTAGGAAGTTGCACTGCGAAGCCCGGCTAATATGTCGGGCTTTTTGTTGCTCTCAGTCTGTCCAGAGACGAAAATAGAGATTCCGACTATAAACTGGGAGAGCGTCATGGTTTTGCGTGGCATGGCACAGATGCATGTCGACGACTTGGCGGAACGGTTCAAGAAGTTGGTTGTAGGGCAGGCTGGCAACGCGGATATTCAGTTTGCGTGGGTTGTTTTTTATCAGGGCAGAATGTTCGGAGCTTATTCAACGGCCGAGCTTGCACTGAAGAAAATAACGGATATTGAGCACTGCATCAGCATCGACGAGGCCCCAGTCCCTCAAACTTCAAGCGACTAAAGTTTTTATGAAGCCCCGCCTAGAGCGGGGTTTTTTATTGCCAAAATGCAGGCGAAAGACCGGAAAGACCCTCCTGCTCAATCGACGTTCGAGGATCTACCGATGACCTACATCACCCGCTGCAAAATGACTCTTCGCTCCAAAGGGCCTGTTCAGGGCTCGACGGAATCACTGACCCGCCTGCACTTCGGCGCCGTGTGGTCTGCCAATCCTGCGGAAGAGGATGCGATCTACGGCAAGTACACCCCGTACGGCGAATACGTCGTGAATGTGGCTGCCGACCGGGCCGAGCATTTCGAGGAAGGGAAGGACTACTACTTCGATATCTCGCCGGCTTTCTGATTCACCTGTAGCCAGGACAGCCTTCGGGAAGGCCTGGGCGTCGATAGCCGGTAGTGCGACATACGGAATCAACACCGGCAGCCCGTGCACCCTGACCTCACTGTGCTTCCAGGGTGGCGCGAGACACTAACGGCGCGATCGATGCATTGGGGCGTCGACGCTGGGATTGTCTTTGGCTGGCAGCGTGGGAAGACACGCGCACCTATTCAGGGCCTCGACATTGATCGGGGCCTTTTCGTTTTCGGCTCCACCACACCCTTCGCTCTGAGCAGGGAGTGCCGCTGGAGCCGATTCAATTCCCAAACATGCCCCACGGAGTCGAGCGCATGGAGTACTTACAGCGCCTGCTCGACAAGATCGATAGGTTCGAATTGTTGATTGCGGGCCTGATTGGGGCCGTTGTTGCGAGCTGGTGGCACAAGGACGACTTGTCCGACTGGCGCGCCTGGATGGTGTTCTTGATCACTGGGGTTGCCTGCTCGCTGTACCTAACGAGCATGGTCAGCGCCTACCTGAATGTCACAGAGCCAAAGATCGTCGCCGGGATTGGTTTTCTCCTGGGTACGTTCGGCGGCTCGCTCCTGGCAGCAATCAACCGAGCCATCAAAGCCGCTGACCTCTGGGCGCTTATTCGCCAGCGGTTCGGGGGAGGCAATCCACCATGAATCTTGAACTGATCAACTCCATCGCCTGCGGCCTTATCGCACTGTGGGCTACCTGGTGTGTGCTGAGCGGGAAGGTGAGGGACGGCATTCTCGGCAAGCTGATTTATTCGGCGATCGCCATCAGCGGTTTCGTCGTTATGGCGCGCAGCCAGAATATCTTCTTCGGCCCGAGCAGTGCCGGCCTGACGCTGCATGTGTCCCTGGCTCTGGCCGGCGCCCGTCACATCTTCATGGTCACGTACTGGCAGCCGGTTAAAGCCTGGCTGTGCCGTACGCTGAACTGCGAGCACTGCATGAGCTGCCCTAAGGCGCCTGAAGGCATCGACCGGCGGAAGCACTAATCCGCGCCACGTTTTCGTAACTCCAAATCTGTGGCGCGGAATGCGCCGAGGGCACCGCCATGGCTTCGAATGCCAACTCCTCCAAGACTGTCACCCTGTTCGGCGGGATCGCGCTTGTGATCATCGTCCTGGCAGTGGCGGCATTCAGCTTCGTGTGACGCCATGAAAGTAATCGTAACCAAGCTCCTGGGTTCGGCCGAGGTCGAGTTCCTGCGTGAGGGCGTGGTCGTTCACCGCGAGCGGTTCTTCGGCAAGGTCACCACCGAGTACCGACGCACCATTGCGTTCAATGAGACGTTCGACGCTCACCGGTGCCGGTTTGTGACGGCCATACCTGCTGATCGGGCTTTCCAGTATGAGGTTTCACCATGAGCGACCATTCAGGCGAGCACGTCCATTGGGCGGATGATGGCCGGGGCCAGCGAGAAGTCTTCCTCGACGGGAAGCGCATTGATTGCGTGACCTATTGCGACACGAAGGCCGGCATCGCCGTAGTGGCGGATATGCCTTTGCGCAGTACTGACGGCAAGCACATCGACTACCGCCCTGTATGGGGTGAGATCACTGTGCTGACCCTGGAGGCATCATGAGCAAGGTCACCCGCCTGCGCCACGCGCTACCGATGAGCCCGGACATCAACAACGCATTGAGCGCTCTCGACAAGGCTATTGCCGATGCTGTGGACGCTGCCAAGCAAGCCGGGCTGCCCCAGGGCCTGATCGTTGGATTGCTCCACGGGCACGCCCATGCACAGACGCACCAGATGGTGACCGTATGACCGTCAAGGTTCTGCAGTTCAAGCGGGAGGACTGGCGCGACGCCGCCAAGACCCTTCGCAAGATTGCCGACGACCTCGACGCGGGTGAGCACCCCGAGTGTACGGTAGGCGCCTTGACGCTGATCGGAGCGAAGGGAGAGGTAACCGTGTTCGGCCTCGGCCCTAAGTGTGATGACCTGCAATGCCTCGGTGCGATGCGCCTGGGCGAGCAGAAGCTGATTGATGTGCTGCTGGATAGCGCAGAGGGGTAGGTGTGCCGCAGGTGAGTGCGGCACTTGCATTATTGCTTGTCGCCAAGCGCCTTTTGGATCTCGTCCGCATAGGCGGAAAGATTTCCCATGGCATGTGTGAGTTGGTTTGCATCAGTCGAGTGAGAAACGCTTAGTGCAATCACTTCAAGTGCGGCAGCTACTGCTGTGGCCCGCTTGACCGAGTCCGGACGAGAGACGACCTCTACGAGGTGGTCGATAGATTTGCCCATTTGAAGATCCTTCCGTTGAGTTGATCTTTACCAATACCGGCAACGCGCCACTATTTCAAGTTCAAGGTTATCCATGGACAGGCCATACCCTCCATCGTCACTGCTTGAACTGTCCGACCTGAGCGACTTCGGCATCCGCCTGACCCCAGCACCTGAGGTGTGGGAATGGCTCCAGGCTGAGATCCTTGCCGACACCGGCAGCATTCACAACGAAGACCATGCCCATCTACTGGATGCAGACATCCGGGTGATGTGGGCATCGTCGAGCTTCGAGAAGCAGGGCAGAACAGTCCTGGGCCAGGCCGAACAGGTAGCGTTCCGCGCTGGAGGTTGGCAGAAAGCCCGGATGGAGCAACAGATGCGTGATTGGTTCGGCGATGTGCCAGCCTTCATCATCACCCTGGCTGCCGACTACTGCGCCCAGTGCAGCGACCTTGAGTTCTGTGCGCTCTTGGAGCACGAGCTGTATCACCTGGCTCACGCGACCGACAAGTACGGTCAACCAGCATTCACCCAAGACGGTGCACCGAAGATAAAGCTTCGGGGACACGACGTCGAAGAGTTCGTCGGTGTGGTCCGCCGCTACGGTGCAAGCCCTGACGTTCAAGCGTTGGTGGATGCTGCAAACAGTCCTGCTGAGGTGGGGAAATTGAACATTGCGAGGGCCTGCGGAACCTGTCTGCTGAGATCGGCCTGATTCTTGACAGGCTCTAGACGGATGAGAATTTATGGCAGCCCTGAAAAATGAGGTGAAGAGCTTCATCGTTCAGGCGCTGGCGTGCTTTGACACCCCATCCCAGGTGGTGGAAGCCGTCAAGAACGAATACGGGGTTGTGGTGAGCCGCCAGCAGGTGGAGACGCACGACCCAACCAAGTCCGCGGGTAAGGGGCTGGCGGTGAAGTGGGCGACCCTTTTCCACGACACCAGGAAGCGGTTCCGAGAAGAGACCGCAGAGATCCCAATTGCCAACCGCGCCTTCCGGCTTCGTGGCCTGGGGCGAATGGCTGAGAAGGCCGAGAACATGCGCAACCTGGCGCTGACCGCTCAGCTGTACGAGCAGGCCGCCAAAGAGGTGGGCGATGTTTACGTGAATCGTCGCCTCGAACCTGAAAAACCTCTGGGCTCCCAAGCGGACCAGCAGCACGCCGTTGCTGAGTACACCTTGGAGCCTGATGAGAATGTCCCCGCTACCCCGTACCTTTGACCCGCCGGTAAAGCTGACGCCCAAGCAGGCGAACATTTACTGCTGGGGCTTCCAGCCTGAGGCCCGCTTCCGCGATGCGGTGTGTGGTCGCCGGTTCGGCAAGACGTTCTTGGGCAAGGCTGAGATGCGTCGCGCGGCACGACTGGCTGCCGAGTGGGGCGTGAGCGTCGAGGATGAGATTTGGTACGGCGCGCCGACCTTCAAACAGGCCAAGCGCGTGTTCTGGCGTCGGCTGAAGCAAGCCATCCCCGAAGCGTGGCGTGCACACCGCCCGAACGAGACTGAATGCTCGATCACGCTCAAGTCCGGTCACGTCATGCGCGTGGTGGGGCTCGACAACTACGACAACCTGCGCGGCTCCGGTTTGTTTTTCGTCCTGGTGGATGAATGGGCGGACTGCCCGTGGGCTGCCTGGGAGGAGGTGCTGAGGCCGATGCTGTCGACCTGTCAGTACACGATTCCGGGTGTCGGGGTGCGCAAGGGCGGCCATGCGCTGCGAATTGGTACTCCGAAGGGCTTCAACCACTGCTACGACACGTACTTGGACGGCAAGCCAGGTGGCGAGCCTGATCACAAGAGCTGGCAGTACACGTCATTGCAGGGTGGCAACGTTCCTCCTGAAGAGCTTGACGCTGCCCGCCGCAAGATGGACCCGCGTACGTTCCGGCAAGAATACGAAGCCGGCTTTGAGAACTACGCGGGCGTCGTCTACTACACGTTCAATCGTACAGATTGCCGCACCAGCGAGCGAATCAAGCCAGGTGAGGCGCTGCATATCGGTATGGACTTCAACGTCATGAAGATGGCGTCCGTTGTCTATGTCGTGCGGGACGACCTGCCGCTGGCCCTGGATGAATTCCACGGGGTGCGCGACACGCCGGAGATGATCGAGAAGATCCAGGCGCGGTTCCCTGGTCACTCGGTGGCGGTCTATCCCGACGCCAGCGGGCAGAACACCAGCAGCAAAAACGCGAGCGAGTCCGACCTGTCGCTACTGAAGAAGGCCGGGTTCACAGTTGTCGTTGATTCAACCAACCCTGGCGTTAAGGATCGCGTTAACTCAGTGAACGCCATGTTCCTGAACACTTATGGTGAGCGCCGCTTGAAGGTCAATATTGATCAATGCCCACAGCTAATGCTGTGCCTTGAGCGACAGACCTACACCGACAAGGGTGAGCCGGACAAAGACCCGAAGAAGGGTCACGACCACATGAACGATGCCGCCGGCTACTTCATTGCCAAGCGCTACCCGATCAAAACACGCACAGGCGGAACACGCCGAATTGGAGGCTTGGCCTGATGCCAGTGCAATCGACAAACCCCGACTACGACGCGCACATCGCCGAGTGGGAGATGATGGACGACGCGCTCGAGGGTGAGTGCGCCGTGAAGGGCAACGAGCGCAACCTGCCTAAGCCGAGCGGTATGGTCGAAGCCGAAAAGATCGACGGCGCCGGCAACAAGTACCTCTACGAGAACTACACGAACCGGGCTCAGTACGAGCAATGGGTGCGCGACTCGCTGCGTTCGATGATGGGCCTGGTCTCTCGGTTGATCCCGGAGATCGAGTTGCCCACCGGCCTGAAAGGGCTGGAGGATAACGCGACAGCCGACGGCTTCGGCCTGAAGCAGTTGTTCTTCCGTATGGTGCGCCAGGCGATCTCTCACGGCCGAGTGCCGTTAGTGGTGAACATCGACGAGAGCGGCGAGCCATATTTCTCGACGTATGCCACCCGTAACGCGATCAACTGGGACACCGCTGACCAAGGCGGCCGGCAGGACCTGGTGCTTTCTGTGTTCCGCGAATTCCGCAAGAAGGGCGGCGATCGCTACAGTCACGACTGCGACACGGTGTTTCGCGAGTTCTTCATGCTCAACGAGGTCTGCTACACGGCCGTGCGCAATGAGGGCGGCGAGTTGGTCGAGGACGAAAAGCCGCTGGGCACAACAGGAACTGACAACCGTCTGGTCAAAGGCCTGCCATACCTGCCCGTGATCTACTGCGGTTCCACCGACAACTCCCCGGATGTCGATGAGGTGCCGCTGCTCACCATGGCGCGGGCGGCGCTGAAGTCCTACCAGTTGAGCGCTGACTACTTCACCTCGCTGCACCAGACCAGCCACCCGCAGCCGTGGGTCTCCGGTCTGGATGAGGCGGTCGAGTTGAGCGTCACCGGGCCATCGGCGGCTTGGGATCTTGGGCCTAGCGGGTCCTGCGGTTACCTGGAATTCCAAGGCGCCGGTATCGAAGCTGTGCGCAAGGCCATGGATGACCAGAAGAACGCCGCGCTTGAGGCGGGCGCCAAGGTCATGGACGTCGGCGGTACCGAGTCGGGCGAGGCGCGGAAGACGCGCCAGAACGATCAGCACGCCACGCTCCACAGCATCGTCATTACCGTGGCCGAGGCGGTGGAGCAGGGGCTGCGTTACGCCGCCGAGTGGAAGGGATACGACCCTAAGCAGGTCAAGTTCAAGGTGAACCCTGAGTTCGTGACCCCGGTGGTCGACGCCCAGGTGCTCGCCGAGCTGCTGAAAGGCGTGATGGCCGGCACGATCAGCGCCGACACCTACTGGCAGTACCTCACTACCGGCAAGTTGCCGGACCGCCCATATGACGAAGAGGCCGACCTGATCAGCGATGAGCGCGAGTCGGCCGGCATCAACTTGGACAAAGACGATGCCATCGACAAATCTGGTGCGGGCGGACAGCCAACTGCTGGAGCAGACGACTCGCCACTCGGTAATGCTGGAGCGGCTTAAGGCCGGCGAGGTCAAGAAATTTGAAAAGTACCTGCGCCAGATCGACAAGCTGGTGCGGGAGCAACTCACCCGCAAGGAGCTGACCACCTACAGCCGGGACCGCCTTGAGCAGTTCCTGGCCCGGGTGGACAGCAAGCTGCTGGAGATCTACAAGGCCTACGGTGATCTGGTGCAGGCTGATCTGGTCGACATCGCGCTTTACGAGTCGAGTTTTGAGGCCAAAAGCCTCAGCAATGCGCTCTCCATCGACGCGGTGGTGCCGACCAACACGGTGATCCGCGCGGCGGTATTCTCCTATCCGCTGCAGGTGAAAGGTATCGACGGTGGAAAGCTGCTGAAGAGTTTCGTCAGCGGCTGGACGCGCACGGAGACGATGCGCGTCACGAACACCATCAGGCTCGGCTTCGGCCAGGGCCAGACCAATGCGCAGATCATCCAGGCGATTCGCGGTACCGCGGCGCAGAACTTCACGGACGGCGTCCTGGCTGTGAGCAACCGCAATGCTGCCGCTGTGGTGCAGACGGCAATCCAGCACGTAGCCACCACGGCACGAATGGAGACGTTGAAGGCCAACAGTGACGTGGTGCTGGGCTATCGCTGGGTGTCGACGCTCGACCGCAAGACCTCGCAGCAATGCAAGGGCCTGGACGGCAGGCGCTTCGATCTGGGCAAAGGACCGCTGCCGCCGGCGCATATTAACTGCCGGTCAACCACGGTGCCGACCACCAGGCTTTCGGAGATGTTCGCCAAGGACGCCACGCGCGCCTCGGTGGGCGATAACGGTGGGGCTCAGGTCGACGCTGGCCTGAATTATTACGAGTGGCTGGCAACGCAACCGGCGAGCTTCCAGGATCATGCCCTCGGGCCAGTCCGAGGCAAGTTGTTCCGTGATGGCGGGCTGACGCCGGAGAAGTTCGCAAAGCTGCAGCTCGACAAGTCATTCAAGCCACTGACGCTGGCGCAGCTGAAGGAAGCAGAGCCTGACATGTTCACCCGAGCAGGCGTTACACTCGGCGCTCCACCAGGTTGAGATAGCCGATGCAGATCATCGTTGAGGACGGGAAGGGCAGGCCAGACGCGAATAGCTTCGTGCCGCTGGAGAAGCTGACCTTCTACCGCGACTACTACGGGTTCCGGATACCTGAAGCTGAGGCTGAGCAGGTCGAACTGCTGCTGCGCGCTGCGGCCGACATCAACAGTCGCCAGTGGAAGGGGCGCAAGGCCAATCCTGACCAGGCAATGGCCTGGCCCCGGCGTGACTGCAAGATCGAATACCAAACGCTTTCCGAGACATTCGTGCCCTTTGAGCTGGAATGGGGGCAGGTACGGCTGGCCGTCGAGTTATACGCTGTCGAGCAGGGCTTCCAGATCGAGGAGCCAACGTATTGCACTGAGCCCAATGGCCGGCGCACGCGGCTCAACCGAGATACGCCAGGGCTGCGCATGCGTCCGCCGCCCTATGCGCCGAGCAGGGCGCAGTTCGCCGATTACTTAGTGATGCGAGGTTTTTACGTCGTTCGATAACTGTAATGCGTAGAGGCACTAGGCTATCATTCAAGCTATCACAAGGAGGATTTATGAGTGAGCGCTTGATTAGTAGTTTTGCAATGGTCTTGATTTCTTTCACGCTGGGCATGGTTGTAGGTGTAGTCAACGTTGACTGGCTTGCCAATCATGTCTCCGTTACTGGAACGATTGGGGAATGGTTCGCGGGCCTGGCTACATTCTCTGCGGTGGTATTTGCTCTGTGGCAATCCTACGAGCATAGACATAAAGAGCGAATGAAAGCTCGGGTTCTTGATAACAATGCAATTGAGGACTGGTCCCTTAGCGTTGTTTCTGAGGGGTTGATTCCTGTTACGGTTGTTGATGTGGATTTGATTGTTGGTAAAGGATCCTACAAGTCGAAGCTTGAAAAGAAGAAGAACTTACAGCTAAGTTTTCCGCATAAGCTTGAGCGTGGCGAGGTTCTTCAGCTCATCGCTATGGAGAAGGAGAGTCTGTCAGGCTTTGCTGATTGGCTCCTAGCACCCTTTGTAAGTGAACTTAGCTCGAAAAATATCAATAAAGGGCGACTTGACTGTCAACTAAATGATGATTACTTTGATGCTTTAAGTTCGCTGTCTAAGTCTCAGTTAAAGATTGTAATTCACTTTGCTCATGAAAGTATTACTCATGTTGTCAGTAGTAGTCTGTTGAATAGGCTTGTTTGGGATCTGAGCGAGCGACATAAGGCGGATCAGCTTGAAAAGCTGCGAGAACGACAAGAGGGATACGACGAAGTTGACAGAATGCTAGGGCCGGATTTTTTTTCGAAGTAGTAATGAATAGCGAGTTTCAGAACCCAGCGAACGCTGGGTTTTTTTATGCCTGCAAAGCGGGCCGACCAAACCCAAGGGGTGCACCAAGTGGCAGACGAAAACCAGATTGATCTTGAAGACCCGGCAGTTCAGACCGCCATTGCTGCAGCCGTTGAGGCTGCAACCCTGGGCCTCAAGAACAAAAACACCGAGCTTCTTGGCTCGCTCCGGACCACGAAGACCGAGCTGGACGGCTTCAAGTCCCAGTTTGAAGGCCTGGACATCGCTGCCGTGAAAGGGCTACTGACCAAGGTTGGCCAGGATGAAGAGACCAAGCTGATTGCCGAGGGCAAGCTGGACGAGGTCATCACCCGCCGTACCGAGCGCCTGCGCACCGACTACGACACCAAGTTGGCCGCCGAAAAGGCCCGTGCCGATAAGGCAGAACAATTTGCCGCCAAGTACAGCGACAAGGTCCTGGCCGACTCCATCCGCGCTGCTGCCATCAAGGCCGGCGCGCTCCCTGAGGCTGCCGAGGACATCATCCTGCGCGCCCGGGGCACTTTCAAACTCAGTGAAGACGGCGAGGCGATTGCCACCGACCGTGACGGCGAGGTCGTTTACGGGAAGGACGGGAAAACCCCGCTGTCGCCGCTCGAATGGGCGGAATCTCTGCGTGAAACAGCAACACACCTGTGGCCAAGGGCTCAGGGTGCCGGGCAGACCGGCGACAACGGTGGCAAGGCCACGAAAAAGTGGGGCGAGTACACGGAAACCGAGCGCGCTGGGATCGCCCGTGACAACCCCGAGCTCTTCAAGAAAATCCAGGCCACCAAAGGAACCTAATCCATGGCAACTACCCAACTGACCGACATCTTCGTCGGTGACTACTACGCCTCCCTGGCACCGGTTAACAGCCCGGAAAAGACCGCTGTGTACGAGTCGGGCATTGTGACCCGCTCGCCTGTGCTGGATGCGATCGCCTCCGGCAGCCAAGGCACCGCCGAGATCAGCTACTGGCAGGATCTCAACGCCGATGAAGCCCCGAACATCAGCAACGACGACCCGAACGACCAAGGCGAAGTCGGCAAAGTCACCCAGGACAGCATGCGTGCCCGCGTTCTCTACCTCAACAAAGGCTACGGCGTCACCGACCTGACCGCTGAGCTGGCAAACAGCGAGCCTCAGCAGCAGATCCGCAACCGCTTCGGCACCTACTGGACCCGCCAGTGGCAGCGTTACACCCTGGGCGCGGCTCGCGGCATCATCGCGTCGAACATCGCGAACAACGGCGGTGACATGGTCATTGACGCGGGCGCGACCATCAGTGCGAACGCTTTCCAGGATGCCGCGTTTACCGCCGGCGACGCGGCTGACCAGTTCGGCGCGATCGGCGTGCACTCGGTGGTGATGAACCAGATGGTCAAGCAGGACCTCATCGAGTACCTGCGTGATTCTGACGGCAAGATCATCCTGGCCACCTACCTCGGCAAGCCAGTGTTCATGGACGACGCTCTGGTCTACGGCGCGGGCAAGTACCTGTCCGTGTTCTTCGGCCAGGGCGCTTTCGGTTACGGCGAAGGCACACCAAAGGTTCCGGTAGAACTGGAGCGGAAGCCCAGCGGCGGTAACGGTGGTGGTGCCGAAGTGCTGTGGGAGCGGAAGACCTACATCCTCCAGCCCGCAGGCTTCAGCTGGAAAGGCTCCGAGGCTCAAAACCTCAGCCCAACCGCGACTCAGTACGCAGCTGCTGCAAACTGGCAGCGCGTGTTCAGCCGCAAGCAAGTTCCCTTCGCTGCTGTCATCAGCGGTACCACCACGCCGTAATCCGGCCCACACAACCTGGCGTCTTTATCGGCGCCGGGGAGCTTTTGAGGTGACTCATGAAAGTGATCTACACGGACAAGCCGGGCAAAGAGCGCGGCGTGTGCTACCGCCTGCTGAGCGAATTCTTCGGTGTCATCGGCTCCGCTACCGAGGTGGTGGTCGATGGCGATGCCCCGGATATCTTCGATGCCTACCAATCGGCCGGCATCAAGGTGTCAGACGGCAAGGAGCCAGAGAGCAAAGAAACCGACCCTCTGAAAATGAAGGTCCCCGAACTGAAAGAATGGCTGACCGAGAAGGGTATTGCCTTCGACCCGTCCGCCAAGAAAGAAGACCTGCAGACCCTGGTGCCAGCGGAATAAGGACAAGCACATGACCGATTACATCACCGTCGCCGATGTTGACGCCCAGCTCGGTCCTGACTGGGCCGGCACCGGTGATCCGGTCCTTGCTGTGACCATGGCCAATGCCTGGCTCATGGCCAAGATTAAGCGGGCTGTTCCTGATCCGGTTCCGGCTGAGATCAAAACAGCCGGCGCCCAGGTTGCCAAAGAGGCGGCGGCGGGCAAGCTGTACACGGCCACGCAGAAGGAAGTGCAGAGCAAGACGGTCTCGGCCCAGTCCGGCACATCGGTGAGCAAAACCTACGTGGCGGGCTCAACCGATCAGTCGGCGGGGGTCAACTTCGCCCTGGCGCTGCTGGCTCCGTGGATCACGCGCTCCGGCGTGATGATGCTGAAGAGGATCTGACCGTGGGCATGCGCGAAGAGATCCAGGCCGAACTGGCGGAAGCATTCGACGATCCCGATGGCCTGGCCGACGCAGTCAAACCGGTGACAGGCGTGCGCAACGTTGCGGGTGAGTATGACCCCGACCTGGGTGGAGAAACGCCGGAGACCACCGTCACGTACTCGGGCCGCGGCGTTCTTGGCAGTTACTTGTCCAAAGAAATCGACGGCTCCCTCATCCAGACCAGCGACAAGAAGCTGCTGGTGCTGCAAAACGAGCTGTTCGTGTTGGAGGCCGGCGTTCCGACGGCGGTACCGGCTGCCCCGGCCATTGGCGATATCGTCAACGGGCTGCGGGTGATGAACGTGTCTGCGGACCCTGCTGATGCAACGTGGACGGCGCAACTGAGGAAATGACATGGCGACCCAATCCGGCAGCTTCGCCCTGAGCCTGGCCGAGTTCGCCGCCCAGGCCAGTGAAGCAATCGACGCGAGCCTGCGTGAAATCATCATCGAGATTGGCAGTAGCCTCATCCGTATGTCGCCGGTGGGCAACCCAGAGATATGGGCCGCGAACGTCGCTCACCGCGAATCCAATGCCCGCGCTGCCGATGACTACGACTTCAACGTCGCCGTCCGCAACACGCTCATCAACCTGACCGAATCGAACTTCACGAATGCGGGAAGTCTCAAGCGCGGCGTCAAATACGCCAAGCCGCTGACAAAGACTGAGCGCGACCAGAATTTCAACGTGAATGGCCTGGTGGCCGGTCAGGACTATGTCGGCGGCCGCTTCCGGGCGAACTGGAATTTCTCTATTGGCTCTGTCGACAACAGCTTCCGCATTCACCCGGACCCGACAGGGGCTGAGGCGACTGCGCGGCTTGTGGCGGGCGCCATTGAGTTCAAGGCCGGAGAAACGGCTTTCATCGTAAACAACTTGCCCTACGCGATTCCGCTGGAGTTCGGCCATTCAACCCAGGCTCCCGGCGGTATGGTGAGGGTAACCGTGGCTCGCTTTCAGCAGATCGTGCTGGAGGCTATCAGGAACAACAAGGTATGAGTCACGCACGAGCCCGTCAGGCCATCGAAACGAAGCTGGCTGCATGGGCGGCTGAGCGCCCGATACGAGTGGCCTACCCAAACCAGCCTTTTACACCAAGCGCTTCTGAAACGTATCTGCGAGCCTTCCAACTGCCGGCCAGCACAACCTGCCGCTATCTCAGCGGGGAGGCTTACGAATACGCCGGTGTTTATCAGGTCAGCATCGTCTGTCCCTCTGCGCAGGCCATGGTCACCGCCGAAGCGCTTATTGACGAACTGACCCGGCTGTTTCGCGTCGACACGCCACTGGCCCGCAATGGTTTCGAGGGCTTGATCACTGAGCCAGTAGATCAAGGTCCAACTATTACCGAGTCGGCGACCTACACGGTCCCGGCCAGCTTCACCTATCTGGGTGTCGCAGACCAACCGCCCGCTGGGGCATAACCTACCGCCGTCAGGCGGGCACTCAAGAGGAAATACACCATGGCCGCACGCTTCCCGCTGCCGAACGGCGCTGTGCTGGAGATCGCCAGCGTTTTGGGATCTGCTGTCCCATTCACCGCCTTGACCAATGCCAAACCTCCAGTCGCTGCATCTGTTGGACACAGCATTGAAATGGGCGACATCTTGCTGGTCAACTCTGGCTGGGCGCTCATCAATGACCGCGCTGTAAAAGCATCCGGGATTACTGCCGATGCCTTTTCCTTGGCTGGCCTCAATACCACCAACACCGACAAGTACACCCTCGGCGCAGGTGCCGGCTCAGTGATTCCTGTATCCGGCTGGACGCAGATCTCGAAGGTCACGTCCTTCACATCTTCCGGCGGCGAGCAGCAGTATCAAACTGTCGGCTACCTGGAGGATGATGACGACAAGCAGTTCCCCACCAACCGCAACCCGACCACGATCACTATCGTGGTGGAGGATCAACCCACGGCGCAGTACGTCGAAACCGTCGAAGGCTACGACGACACCAAGGAGTTGGCGGTGGTCCGCATGAAGCTGCGTAACGGCGATCAGATCCTCTATCCGGGCTATGTGAGCATCACACCCGACCCGACCATGGAGCGCAACAACGTCATGACGCGCACCATCAGTATCGGGCTTTCGGCTCGTTCGCTTCGCTACCTGGCTGGCGCATAAGGACTTCTCATGGCAAAGATCAGGATCGCCCAGAACCCAACATTCAAGGCATTCGTGTTGATCCCGGTAGTTGGGGAGGAGCCCGAGAAAATCGAGTTCACCTTCAAATATCGGGATCGCCCGGGACTTGCAGCCCTGTTCGATGATTGGAGCGCAAAGGGAAAGGAGATGCGCGCCAGTTTCGGTGAAGGCACCACTCTGTCTGATGTCGTTTCGGCCGAGACCGAGCTTCAGGTGCAGCAGATCAAGGATCTCGTTGTTGGCTGGGGCTTTGATGACAAGTTCGACGACAAGAGCATCCAGGCTCTTGTTAAGTCGTGCTATGGCACCGCCGAAGCGGTCGTGAGCGCCTATCAGAGCGCTTTTAGCCAGGCCCGCCTGGGAAACTGATATCGGCAGCCAAAGCCATGTACGAAAGTGGCCCATCTGCTGAGCAGTTGGGTGTTCTCGGGCTGACGGCTGCCGACCTTGATGATGAAGATGTCGAGGTCTGGCCCTGCAACTGGCCGGCCTTCCTGCTTTTCAACCGCATGTCCACCCAGTGGCGAGCAGGCTCGGGCGGCGCTATCGGCCTCGACTACAGCAGCATCCGCGACGTGGCCGGCTTCCTCGGCATCAAGAAAAATAAAATCGCTGAAATCTTCCCTGACCTTCAGGTGCTGGAAGGCGAAGCCCTGCGCGTTATGGCGGAGGAAAGGGAAAACAGCCCGTGACCATGGGCACTTATTCAAGGTGAGTCGATGAACATTGCAGAACTCGGCGTCAAGATCGACTCGGCCGATGCAATCCAGGCGAAAACAAGCCTGGATGAGATGGCGAAGGCCGGCGGCCGGGCCGAGCAGTCCGCCGTTTCGCTAATGAACGAAATGCAGGCCCTGGAAAAGTCGCTGTCCACTAGCGCAAAAACCACCCAGGACCTGGCAAAGCAGCGTGACGCCCTCGCCAAGCTGACCAAGACCGGCGCCTATGGCGAGGCAGAGGCGGCGAAGATCTCCGCTCAGTTGGACAAGCAGCAGATCGCCCTGGCCAAGTCGGCCATGGACGAGCAAAAGGCCCTGAATAGCCTGTTGGGTGCCATCGACCCGGCCCGCGCTGCGCTGGCGAAGCTGGATACTCAGGTCGAGCAACTGGGCAAGCATCTCGACGAAGGTCGAATCAGCCAGGACCAGTACAACAGCGCCCTGGCGAAGATCGACAAGGATTATGGAAAGCTCGAAAAGACCACCACCGGTTTCGACAAACTGCGACTCGGCACCCGCCAGGCGCAGGAAAACGTTGTACAGCTGGGTAACGCGCTGTCGTCGGGTGACTGGGGGAGTGGTGTTCGTGCCGTGGCTCAGTTGGGCGCCGGCGCTGGTGTAGGTGCGGCGGGGTTGCTCGCCATCCTGGCGCCTCTAGCGCTTGCCACAGCAGCCGTGGGCGGCCTGGCATATGCGTACCACAAAGGCAGCGAAGAGCAGGACAGCTACAACAAGTCGCTCATCCTTACCGGCAACTATGCAGGGGTTAGCGCTGGGCAGTTGGGCGACATGGCGCGCCAAGTCAGCGCGACCGTGGGCACCACAGGCCAGGCCGCTGCGGTACTGGCGATGCTGGCGGATAACGGCAAGATCGCCGGCGAGAGTTTTGCGGGCATCACCCAGGCCGCCGTTTCGATGCAGGAGGCGACCGGTAAAGCCGTCAGCGAGACAGTCTCGGAATTCGTCAAGCTGGCCGACGACCCCGTAAAGGCATCCGCAGCGCTGAACGAGCAGTACCACTACCTGACTGCGTCTGTTTACTCGCAGATCGCAGCCTTGGAAGAGCAGCGCGACCACGCCGGTGCGGTGAAACTGGCCACCGAGTCCTATGCAGACGCGATCAACGAGCGGACGCCGAGGATTCTGGAAAACCTGAGTTTCTGGGAGAAAGGTTACAACGCAGTCGCGCGGGCTGCCGATAGCCTTAGCAATATCGGGCGCCCGGATATCGGCGCCGACATTGAGCAAGCCCGCCGAGACCTGGCTAGCGCGCAATCCGGCGACGTTGGCTTGTTCCAAAACAAGCAGGAGATGATCGATCTCTATCAAAACCGCTTGAATATGCTTGAGGACCAGAAGGCGGCTCAGGCCGAAATCGCCAAGCTGGAAGGCGACCAGGCGAAGGCTCAGCAGTCTGCAATCACTTCGATGCAGAAGGTTGATGCTCTCACCAAGTCTTCATGGACGAATGAGCAGAAGCGGGCCGACGCACTCAAGGACTACAAAAAACAACTCGACGATATCCGCAAGGTAGCGCCGAACGACCCTCGCCTGGCCCAGGCAACGGTCGATGAAAACATCGCGAACATCAACGAAAAATTCAAGGATCCCAAAGCCGCCGGTACGCAGGTCGATCTGGCCAGCTTCAACAGCGCCAAGAACGACCTGGCGGCGATCACTGACACCTACAAAAACTACCAGAAGGAACTGGAGGCGGCACAGAAGGCTGGCCTGCTGTCTGAGGAAGACTATCTGCTGCGGCGCCAGGCTCTGATCGGCAATCAGCTCGACCAAACAACGGCAGCATACGAGGCTGAGATTGCTGCACTGGAAGCGGCCAAGGGCAAGAAGTCCACGTCGGCTGCGCAAAGCATCCAGCTGGACCAGAAGATCGCCGACGCGCGCGCAGGAATGGTTAAAGCGCAGAAGGATGCCGACAGCCAGCTTGAAGTGCTCGCCACCAACGAAACCGGGCGCCTGGCAAAGCAGGAGCGGGCGATCAGCACGTACGTGCAGGCGCTGGGGCAGCAACAGCGGGCTTTGGAACTGGCAGGCCAGCGCGCAGTGCTCGGCGTGGGGCAGGGCGATCGACAGAACGCGCTCAGCGGCGAACTGAACAGCCAGCAGGATCGGTTTGCTCAGCAGTCGCTGGAGCTTGCCAACCAGAAATCCGACCCGTCGCGGAACATGTCGGAGGAAGAGTTTAAGCGCAAATCGCAGGCGCTCGCAGACGCGAACAAGGCCGCGACGGACCAGATCCGGCAGAACTATGCGGATGTGGAGAATGCCCAGGGCGACTGGACGAAGGGCGCGACTGCGGCGTGGGACAACTACCTTGATTCGGCGCGCAACATTGCCGGCCAGACAAAAAGCCTGTTCGGTAACGCCTTCAGCTCCATGGAAGACTCGGTCGTCAACTTCGCAATGACTGGGAAGCTTTCCTTTGCGGACTTCACCAAGTCGATTTTGGCGGATATGGCGCGTATCGCGACCCGTCAGGCGAGCTCGGCATTGCTGGGCAGCTTAGTGGGGGCAGCGGCGAGCTACTTGGGCGGCAGCGCCGCGGGTGGAGGCAACGGCATGGCCGCCGGGTCTGCTGGTGCCGCGTCGTCAAACCTCGGGGCATCATCTGCCGGATACTCCAGCACCTACTTTCCGCAAGCCAAGGGCGGCGCATGGTCGGGCGGTGTGCAGATGTTCGCCGACGGCGGCGCGTTCACCAACTCCATCGTCAGCAAGCCCACGGCGTTCGGCATGGCCAACGGCAAGACCGGCGTCATGGGCGAAGCTGGGGAAGAGGCGATCATGCCGCTGACCCGGACATCCAGCGGCAAGCTTGGCGTTATGGCAATGGGCGGCAGCGGCGCCGGTGCAACTCAGATCAATGTAGAGGTGCACATCGACGGTGAAGGCAACGCATCGTCTACCTCTGACGCTCCCGGCTATGACCTGTTCGGCAAGGAGCTTGCGACGTTTGTAGAGCAGAAATATCAGGAACTGCGGAGCAGGGACATGCGCCAGGGCGGCGTCATCAACAACGCAATCAAGGGGCGATGATGGCTATCGAACGATTCACCTGGGCGACGGAGAAAGGCGCGGAGGGCGATATTGCCCAGCGCGTCCGCTCCAAGAAGTTCGGAGATGGCTACGAGCAGTCGGTCGAGGATGGCCTCAACAACCGATCGCAATCCTGGCCGGTGACCTTCACCGGTTTGAAGGGGCGCATCAAGGAGATCATGGCGTTCCTCGACCGGCACAAAGGGGCGAAGGGGTTCCTCTGGGAGCCGCCCATGGGTGAGCTTGGCCTCTACAAGTGCAACGGCTACAAACCAGTGCACCGCGGCGGCCAGGTATACGCCATCACTGCGACTTTCCAGCAAACCTTCCATCCCTGAGATAACCGCACATGGCATTGATCACGGACATCCAGAAACTGGAGCCCGGCGGCGAGATTCGCCTGTTCGAAATTGACGGGACTGAATACGGCGCCGATTACCTGCGCTTCCACGGTCACGCCATCCCGCATACGCCGGAGGAATTGCTGGCCTACGAGGGCTCCGAAGAGGACCTGCCCGCCAAGTCCATTATTTGGCAGGGCCAAGAGTACGCGGCCTGGCCAGTGCAGATTGAGGGTATTTCCTCCAGTAGCGATGGCACCGCGTCTCGACCGACATTCGCCGCTGGCAACGTCAACGGGCGTGTCACTGCGCTTTGCTTGGCCTTCGAGGACATGCTCAAGTTCAAGCTGACGGTCCGTGAGACGCTGGCCCAGTACCTGGATGCGGCGAACTTTCCGGAAGGCAACCCAACTGCCGATCCTGCCCAGGAAGCTTTGGAAATCTGGTACATCGACCAGAAAACCAGCGAGGACGGCGAGGCAGTGGTCTGGGAGCTTTCTTCGCCGGGTGAGATCGATAACCACGGGATTCCTGGCCGGCAGATGACCACGTTCTGCCACTGGGCTATGACCAATGGCTACCGGGGGCCGGATTGCGGCTACACCGGGGCAGCAATGTTCGATGACGAGGACAACCCCACGGATGACCCGACTCTGGATCAGTGCAAAGGGTGCCTGTCGTCCTGCAAGCTGCGCTTCGGCGAGAACAACGAACTGTCCTTCGGCGGATTCCCCGCCGTTTCCCTGATTGCTCGGAGCTGATCATGCGTAAGCACATCATCGCGGCCATCCAGGCGCACGCGAAGGCGGAATATCCGCGCGAATGCTGCGGCCTGCTGCTGGCGGTCGGCCGGGCGCAGAAGTACTTCCCGTGTCGGAACATCGCCACCGAGCCGAACGAAGAGTTCCGGCTCGACCCCGAGGACTTCGCCGTGGCGGAGGACTTGGGCGAAGTGATCGGCATCGTTCATTCGCACCCGGACGCCACAAGCAGGCCGTCACCCCATGACTTTGCCATGTGCGAGGCCACGGCCTTGCCCTGGCATATCCTTAGCTGGCCCGAAGGCGACATGCGCACGATCACGCCAACAGGCAGCACGCCGCTGCTCAAGCGCCCGTTCGTGCATGGCGCCTGGGACTGCTGGCAGGTCTGCGCCGACTGGTACCAGCGTGAATGGGGGATTGAGTTTGAGGCCTTCCAGCGCGTCGATGGATGGTGGGAGAGGGCGGAGAACACCAGCCTGTACGAGGCGAACTACGAGGCAGCGGGCTTCGTGCGTGTCGACCGGCCGCAGCGCGGCGACATGATCGTCATGCACGTCGGGCGGACGGTTCACCCGAACCATGCCGGGATCTACCTGGGCACCGATCCGTCGCTGCCTGCTGAAGAGTCGGGCACCTTCGGCCCCGGACCGTTCCTACTGCACCACCTGTACGGCAGACCGTCCGAGATCATAATTTTCGGCGGCCCTTGGCACGACCGAACGCGCCTGATCCTCAGGCATAAAGATGCAAAACAACCATGACGCGGCTGCGCCGCAGGAGCAGTTTATGAAACAGCATGTTGAAATACACGCCGATAACGCTCGTATTGCCGAAGCGGCTGTTTTTGATGCGAAACGATTCGTCAGTGTCGAGATCGGACTGCCTGAGGGGTCTACGGATAGTTCGGAGCGGGTTGCCGACCTGTTGCAGCGCCGGCTTTCTCGGTTGGAGCGCAGGCTAGGATTTGATCCTATTTGTGACCATTAAAAAATTTGGTTATCGCTTTAACATCTGGAGCAACGCCCGGCGCAGATGGATACACCTTGGCTACCTCTAACGCAAACTCATGAGCAGCCTCAACGGCTGCTGTTCCTTGACCGGCTTTTAGTTGGCTGGCCAACCCCGAAACTATGCAGCTAAGGGTGATGATTGACGAGCCGGCGTAGTTCAACGCGTCTTGCAGATCTTTACTCATTTCACTCTCCTTGCGATGTGCGCGCCGACATTGGCGCAACCCGAGTCCTTGGGCTTGCAGGCGTAGGACTGGGTGATTTTCAGCTCGTCTTTGTCCTGACAATCAACTGCCATAGAACTTCAACAGAGGTGTCCGCATGTTGATGCCTGTTTTGTGGTGGGAAAGGCTGGCCAGCATTTGAAGTAATTTCATCGCCACACCCCTGACACCGATATATGCCAGAGACGGGAACCGTGTCTCCGATTTCATAAAGCGTGGTCCAGTGGGCGTGACCTGGTGAATTCGTTGTTGAAATAAATCGACGAGTGAATTCGGTTACGTAAGCCATTGCGCTCTCCTTGTGCTAAGAAGCACAACGCTACTACGCTGAACGCCTGCCCAGTTACTGGCTTTCCATCCACGCTGGATGCCTGGCCAGGTACTTGCTGGAGCGTTTTGTTGGCGCCGAAACGGTGCGCTATGATGATCCGCAACCTGTCCGCAGAATTGAGGCGTCATATGACGAAAGATAACGAGTTAGTGATTGTGAACCCGCTGCTCGGCACGCCGTTTAAGCAGGCACCAGATGGGACCCCTATGGAAGGCCTGACGTTTAAAACCAGAGCCGAGATGGATGCTTTTATTGCTGAGCACTGGTCCGGTGGTGTGGTTGAAATGGTAGAAGTACCAGTCAAGTGAGCAATAGCCCAGCCCCGCGCTGGGCTTTTTGCATTCAGCCCTCAGTGCTACAGTCCCGCCAAACCAAAGAGGGAACGACATGCGGATTTTGATAGCGGCGGTAGCGGTGGCGATGTTGGCGGGGTGTATGGCGCCAACCATGAACGAGGCTCGCCAATCTGGCCCGTACAAGGTTCTCACTTCCAAAAAAACGGACGCTGCGCTGGCTAAATGCGTCCAGTACGAATGGCAGAACCAGTCGATCTTCGGCGGCACGCCTGGCGCAACTCTTCAGCCTGGCCGCGATACGGGTTACACCGTGTTCACCGAGGGATCCCAGTACTTCGTTGACATCCAGCCTAAAGGCTCGGGGGCCGAAGCGAAGTATTACGTGGTGGTCGGAAACTGGATTGCGAATAAGCGATTGGCTGCGCTGCAGGGCTGCCTATAGTCAGCACCACTTCACCAAAGGCTCGCTTCGGCGGGCCTTTTTATTGCCCGGAGAAAAGTTAATGGCAGCACTCGCTATAAATTATCAGCCCATGACCACGATCTTGCTCTACGGTCAACTTCGACAGTTTGGCCGGTCCTTCCGCATGTCTGTGAATTCACCAGCAGAGGCGATCAAGGCGCTGTGTGTGCAGATCCCCGGATTTGAACGTTTCCTATCGAACGCCAAATCACGGGGGATTGAATTTGCCATATTCCGAGGAAAGACGAACCTGGCAGAAAAGGAGCTTGGGTTTGCGGGTGGCGGCGATATTCGAATTGCCCCGATCGTCACCGGCAGTAAGCGCGGCGGGGCGTTGCAGACCATCATCGGCGCTGTGTTGATTGTTGTCGGCCTTGTCATCACCGGTGGCACCTTCGGCGCCGGCGCACCTTTCGGTTCAGCTCTGATCATGATGGGCGGATCGATGGTGCTGGGCGGTGTTATCCAAATGCTCAGCCCCCAAGCTGGCGGCCTGAAGACCAGCGCGGCACCAGAGAACACTCCCGGTTATGCCTTCGGCAGTGCCAAGAACACCACGGCGTCGGGTAATCCGGTCCCGCTCTGCTACGGAAAGCGCCGGGTAGGCGGAGCGATCATCAGCGCCGCTATCTACGCAGAAGATCAGATGTAACGAAACCCGCACCACCACAGCCGGCCATGAGCCGGTTTTTTATTGCCTGGAGAAACGCATGGGCGCAGCACAGAAGCTCGACATCTACGGTGCCAAGGGCGGCTCCGAGAAGCCAAAAAACCCAACCGAGGCGCCGGACAGCCTTCGCTCTGTTGCTATCGCCAAGATGCTGATTGCTGTAGGGGAAGGTGAGTTCGAAGGAACGCCTACCGCGAAGGACATCTATCTCGACAACACCCCACTGCAAGACCCCCAGGGCAACATGAACTTCCCGAACGTGAAGTGGGAGTGGCGCACCGGTGCCGTGGACCAGAGCTATATCCAGGGCATCCCTTCGATCGAGAACGAGACCACGATCAGTACCGAACTGCGCAGCGGGACGCCATGGGTTCGGGCCATCACCAATACCCAGCTTTCGGCTGTGCGCGTGCGTTTCGCCTGGCCGGCGCTCCAGTCGGTAGATGCCAGTGGCAACATTAACGGTTACGCGATCGGCTACAAGGTCGAGCTGGCTACTGATGGCGGCGCTTATCAGGAGGTTCTGAATGAGGCCGTGTCTGGAAAGACCACCAGTCTTTACGAGCGCACCCGCCGAATCGATTTGCCTAAGGCAACCACCGGCTGGCTGATGCGCATCACTCGCCTGACGCCCAACCAGAACAACAACAAAATCTCCGACACCATGCAGATCGCCGGCTTCACGGAGGTGATCGACGCGAAGATCCGCTACCCAAATACTGCGTTGCTCTACATCGAGTTTTCAGCCGAACAGTTTCGCAGCATCCCAGCGGTGACCGTCGAGACCAAGCTGAAGAAGATGCAGGTGCCGAGCAACTATGACCCGGTGTCACGCACCTACTCGGGTGTTTGGGACGGCACATTCAAACAGGCCTGGACCGATAATGCGGTTTGGATGACCTACGACATCACCACCGCAGACCGCTTCGGCCTTGGCCGTCGCATCAAGCCGTGGATGGTGGACAAGTGGGAGCTGTATCGCATCTCGCAGTATTGCGACCAATTGGTACCGGACGGGAAGGGTGGCCAGGAGCCTCGTTTCATCTGCAACTTGAACCTGCAGAGCAAGGCTGACGCCTGGTCTCTGCTGCGTGACATCTCCACGATCTACCGGGGCATGACTTACTGGGCCCAGGGCCAGGTCTTCACTCTGGCGGACATGCCACGGGCTACTGACTTCGACTTCGCCTATACCCGGGCGAACGTCATCGACGGCAAGTTCACCTACTCAAGCGCATCGGAGCGCACGCGCTACACCAGGGCACTGATCAGCTACGACAACCCGGGGAACAACTTCGACACCGACGTCACAGCTGTGACCGATGCCAAGTTGCAGCGGCGCTACGGCGACAACCCGCTGGAGATAAGCGCTATTGGCTGCACCCGCGAATCTGAGGCCCAGCGCCGGGGCAAGTGGGCGCTGCTCACGAACTCCAAGGATCGGGCGGTTACCTTCAAGGTCGGCCTCGACGGGCGCATCCCGCTGCCTGGATACGTGATCCCCATCGCAGACGAACTGCTGGCCGGCCGGCCGGTGGGCGGGCGTATCTCGGCGGTGAACGGCAAGGTCATCACCCTGGACCGCGATACCCAGGCCAAGCCCGGCGACCGGCTGATCCTCAATCTGCCCGACGGCAAGTGCGAGGGCCGCACCGTGCAATTGGTCAGTGGGCGCCAGGTCACCGTGACCGTTGCCTACTCCGTGCCGCCTGAGCGCGAACTGGTGTGGGCGCTGGACGCTGACGACCTGGCCATCCCGCTTTATCGCGTTGTGAGCGTGGCGCGGCCGGAGCCTGGGGTGTTCGAAATCTCTGCTGTGCAGTACGACCCGAGCAAGTTCGATCACATCGACACCGGCGCCCGGCTGGAAGAGCGGCCAATCAGTGTTGTGCCCATCACTGTCGTACCGGCACCGGCAAGCGTCGACATCACGTCGAACTACTCCGTGGATCAGGGCTTGGCAATCAGCACCATGAACATCTCATGGCCGGCTGTGGCGGGCGCTGTCGCGTATGACGTGGAGTGGCGCAAGGATAGCGGCAACTGGATCAAGCTGCAGCGCACAGGCGCGACAAGCGTGGACGTCACCGGCATTTACTCGGGCGCCTACCTGGCCCGCGTTCGCTCGGTGAGCGCCTTCAAGATCTCTTCGATCTGGAAGAGCTCCAATCTGACCAGCCTGGAAGGGAAGGTCGGCTTGCCGCCGGCGGTGGCATTCCTGTCCACCACCAGCGAACTGTTCGGTATCGGCATCAAGTGGGGCTTCCCCGCCGGCGCCGAGGATACCCAGCGCACCGAGCTGTGGTATGGCCCCGCGAACGACCTGGGAGCGGCGACCAAGCTGGCCGACCTGGCTTACCCGCAGGCCGATTACCGGATGCAGTCGCTTCTGGCGGGCGCAACCTTGTTCTTCTGGGCGCGCCTGGTGGACCGGACCGGCAACGTCGGGCCGTTCTATCCGGTGGTAGACGGTGTGGTGGGCCAGGCCAGCTCGGATGCTGGTCCGATCCTTGGGATGCTTGCCGGCAAGATCAGCAAAACCGAGCTTGGCCAGGACCTGCTCAGCGACATCGAGAAGATCCCGGACTTGCAAGCCCAGATCGACGCACTGGACGGGCTCGGTGCATACGTTTCGGGTCAGGTCTACCTGAAAGGGCAGATGGTGGTGGCAGGGGATCGAATCTACCAGGCGAAAGTAGAGGTGCCGGTCAACAACCCTCCACCGAACACCACCTATTGGCTGGATGTAGGTCAATCGATTGAGACGGCCAATGGCTTGGCACAGCAGGTCTCCACCAACACCGCCGACATTACCAAGTTCGACGGCGTGGTCACCGCCCAGGCCAGCACCACCAACGTCCTGCGGGCTGCGGCGCGTGATGACAGCGGGAACGGAGCGAAGGCTGACGCGCTGAAAGGTTGGGCCAGCACGGCCGCGATCGTTCAGGAGAGCAAGGTCAGGGCGTCAGAAACGGAGGCCAGCGCCGAGCGAACCACGATCCTTGACGCCAAGGTCAACCAGAACGCTGCGAACGTCACCTTGCTGGAAAGCACGGTAGCCAACAACAAGCAGGCCTCGGCACAGCAAATAGCTCAGGTCAGCGCGGAGGTGGCGGACAACAAAGCAGTGATTCAGCAGACAACGTCAGCCCTTGCCGACACCAACAACAAGCTGTCGACAATCTGGTCGGTGAAGATGGAGACCACGGCTGGCGGCCAGAAGTATGCCGCATCGTTCGGCCTGGGCCTGCAGGTTGACCCGTCCGGTGTTTCTTCGCAGTTCGTCGTCAGGGCTGACACGTTCATGCTTTTGAACCTGACCAATGGCACACCGGTGTCTCCGTTCTCGGTGTCTGGTGGACAGACCTTCATCCGGTCCGCTTTCATCCAGGACGGCACGATCACCAACGCCAAGATCGGCAACTACATCGAGTCGAATAACTACGTGGAAGGCACCAGCGGCTGGAAGTTGTTCTTCGATGGTACCTTTGAAATCAACGGCGCATTCGGTGGGCAGGCGCGCCAGGTGATCAATAACAGAGGCGGCAAAGTCTTCGATGAAAACGGCGTGAAACGCTACCAGTGGGGAGATCTGTCCGCATGAGTTTCGGGATAAGAATCTGGGGCCCCACTGGTGCCCTTGAACTGGATGAGACCTCGTTTACTGTGAGGGTGGTGTATTCGGCTGTTGTGGCTTTCGTTACCGGCGGGAATCGGTCTCAAACAATTCCAATTGCTGGAGTTTCTCCCGCAACGCACTCAGCTGTATGCATTCCAATCGGGGCCTACCCTCAAGATCCAAATGCGCAAAACCTATCTGCCATTCAATATGAGCCACAGGTTTACGATGGGGGCGTCATTGTTTGGTTCGGAAACCGTGCGCAGCCGAGTGGAACAGTTGGGATTGGTCCTCAAAGACTTTTAGTTATGAGGTATCGATAGATGAGCTATGGCGTACAGTTCACTAATAACAATGATGTAGTGACACTTGATTCCGAGTTCTCGCGGTTAGTGGTTTTGCAGCGGGGGAGGTACCAAGGGGGCGCGTCATTTAGCGCACCTATAACCAGCGCGGAGCCGCCACTGGTATTCGTAAGGCCGGACGCCACCACTACGTTCAGCTACGCCACGATCGCCGGAAGCCCGGGAAACTGGACTGGGTTTTCGTTTCTTGGTGGAGGAGCGGGAAACTTTTTTGTTGCTGCCTATAGCTCAACCCCTACCGCAACTTATGGGATCAGGATATGGGACGGATCGACAAAGTTGCTTTTTGACAGTGGCACCCCCTGCGCCCAGTTCACTCGGACTATTTCAGCGTGGACCTATCTCGGCTCTAGCTCTACCGGCCAGGGGACCACGCGTAGCAATTGGACGGCAACTAGTCCTTTAGATACGGGTGACTTCATGCTCATCAATAACATAGGCATGGACGTAGCCGGAGCAAGCACGCGCGCCGCAAAACTGTATTGCACTTGGGACTATGGATCAAACAGATTATTGATGTGGGTGGTCGGGGTAGCCAACTCCACGTCTTTCTTCATACCAGTTGTATTTGCAAAGCCAATAAGCTGAATTAATGCCAACCACCTATGCCGCCTAGAGCGGTTTTTTATTGCCTGGAGAAAACTATGGTTTGGCAAAGAGCCGGAACAGTCGCCGTACAGAACGGCAGCAGCACAGTCATAGGCACGAACGTAGATTTCGCAGCCAGCAGCAGGATTGGGGATTCGTTCGTTGGTCCTGATGGTGCGACATACGAGCTGGCCAACGTCGCAAGCTCCACTGTTATCTCTATTCTGCCTGCTTACAAAGGACCGACCGTAAGCGGTGCGGCCTACGCTATTATGCCCGTGCAGGGCTACGACAAGATGCTGTCGGATGCCTTCAACAACCTGAATAACCAATTTGGGGCTAAGCTGGCTGCGCTGGGCACGACGGGTAACTATGACATCCTGCCAGAGACAAAGGGTGGAACCGGAAGAACAGCGGTAGGGACGGCTATATCAGCTAATGTCGCCATAAGTTCATCTGACGCTACATCGGGTCGCTTGCTAGCGGTCGGACATGCTGGATTTAACGGCGGTGGCGGGCTGGTTCAGCCATCAAGCGTAGATGCAAATTCATTAATAACGTCCGGGGTATATATATTCTCAAACGGAGGAAACGCAAATACCCCTACAAACTTGGGTTACATGATTGTCCTCACGCACCCCTCAGCTGGTTATTGCCGCCAGGTATTCAAGAGTTTCAACACAAATGCGTACTTTGAGCGCTTCCAGTCAACCGGAACCTGGAGTGCCTGGGATCAGGTTTACGGAGCCACATCATCAGTTCTTGATCCGCAAACTGCCGGCGGACTCATGTCCATGACTGCGGTTAGTGGATTCACCGTATTCAAGTATGCAAACGGTCAAATGATTGTTCAAGGGCCGGTGCCCACAACTGCAATTATTGCGGCTAACACTCAATTTGTAGTTAGCGTTTCAATTCCCGTCAGTTTTCCCGTCGGGTTCGTAACATTGGTTGGCACCCTTTACCCATCAGTTGGCAATGATTTTGCCATACGGAACACCCAGGCCCCTGGGACGACTGCGTACCTGTTTTGTGCCAACGGCACCTCAGCTCAATCTTTTTCGGGGAACATAGCCCTTTTTGGTAGGTGGAAATAATGAAAATTAAGCTGTGGGCCTGCTTAATGGACGGGCATTTAGAGGCCTCGATTAGTGGTGACATCATCACTATCAATGGGGAGGCCATTGATCTATCCGGTATTCCGTCGGGTTTTCGGCTTCCGGGTAGCGCGGTCGGCAATAGGTTTTTTGTCGAGTCTGACTACGTTGAGCGGATAGGAAAAACACTTCACCTAACTTTACGTCTTCCAGTGGCTTGGGATAGCCCGGAGGAGTTTCGAAACCCAGCAGAGCCTATTGTAATTGATGCTCGCAGTGGGCCTGTGAAGTTTCCCGACACGTCGCCGGCAACCCCCCGACCTGTACAACATCCGGAAATATTTGAGGTATCAGAAAATGGTGGACTTGAGCAAGCTTGAGCCGATCAAAACCGCGCAGGACGAATCTGATCAAATCAGCCTGGACCAGGCGCGCGCATACCTGAACGAAACCAATTGGCATGCCTTCGCCTTACTTGAAGATGGCACGCCGATACCCGACGACATTAAGCAGGCGCGAGCCAATGCCAGGGATACTATAAATCGTCTCGGACCACCGACATCGGCTTGATCCAAAAAAACACCGACACCGCCTAGAGCGGTTTTTTTTCGTCTGGAGAAAAGCATGCCGATCACTGAGCAGCAGTTGCTGCAGATCCTCCCGAACGCCGGCCACCAAGCCGGCGTTTTTGTTCCTGCCCTGAACACGGCCATGAACCGCTATGGCATCGTGGGCACCGCGCGCGCTGCTGCATTCATCGCCCAGGTTGGGCACGAATCCGGCCAACTACGCTACGTGCGCGAGATTTGGGGGCCCACTGCGCAGCAACTCACGTACGAAGGCCGTGTCGATCTGGGAAACACCGTTAAGGGTGACGGCTCGAAGTACCGTGGGCGCGGACTGATCCAGATCACCGGGAGAGCCAACTATGCCGCATGCGGGGAAGCCCTGGGCCTGGACCTGATCAACAGGCCCGAGCTGCTCGAGCTGCCCCAGCACGCGGCGATGTCTGCGGCCTGGTTCTGGTCCACCAAGGGGCTGAACACGCTGGCGGATCAGGGGGAGTTCACGAAGATCACCCGCCGCATTAATGGCGGTCTCAACGGCCTGGAAGATCGCTTGCAGTTGTGGGAGCGGGCGAAAAAGGTGCTGGCATGACGCCGGTACAGAAGCTGGCCGGTTTGGTGGTGCTGATCCTGGTGCTAATGGCGACCGCCGCCGGCGTCACCTGGCAGGTGCAGGACTGGCGGATGGGCGAGAAGCTTTCCGAGCAGGCCGGCCTGCACAAGGACGACCTGGCGGCGATCAGCAGTGCCGCCGCCGCCCAGACCAGAACTGAGCAGGACAAGCGCCTGGCCGCAGAACAGAGAGCGGCCGCCGCAGACCAACAACACTCCCTGGAGCTTTCCAATGAACAACGCAAGCAAGCTGCTCTGCGCGATCGCCTTGCCACTGCTGATGTACGGCTGTCAGTCCTTCTCGACGCCACGGATTCAGCCAGTGACTGCAACGTGCCTACCACCCCCGGCGCCGTCGGCGTGGTTCATGCAGCCCGTCGAGCCCAACTTGACCCAGCGCATGCTCAACGAATTATCGCCATCACCGACGCCGGCGACCAAGGACTGATCGCGTTGAGGGCTTGCCAGTCGTACGTCAGAACCATTAGGCCCTGATCAACACTCCAGATCGCAAAATTAACACGACCCAAAATGAACACTCACCTTGCAAAGGATTGCAAAAATGACAAACCCAATCGTTCCATGGATGGGTGGCAAGCGCCGCCTGGCCGACCGTCTGATTCCTCTATTCCCTCCGCATGAATGCTATGTTGAGGTTTTCGCTGGCGGCGCGGCGCTCTACTTCATGCGGCCCCAGGCTGCACCAGTTGAAGTCCTCAACGATATCAATGGCGACCTGGTGACGTTGTATCGGGTGGTGCAAAACCACCTGGAGGAATTCGTGCGCCAGTTCAAATGGGCGCTCAGTTCCAGGCAGGTATTTGAGTGGCAGAAGATGACTCGGCCGGAAACTCTTACCGATATTCAGCGGGCTGCGCGATTTTTCTACCTGCAGCACCATGCCTTTGCCGGGAAGGTCAGCGGCCAGACTTTCGGCACAGCCACAACGGGGCCGGCTATCAATCTGTTGCGGATTGAAGAGAACCTTTCCGCAGCCTGGCAGCGCCTTTCTGGAACCTATGTCGAAAACTTGGGATGGCTTGAATGCGCTGAGCGCTACGACCGCCCCCACACTTTCCACTATATGGACCCGCCGTACTGGCAGACCGCGGGCTACGGGGTGGACTTTCCGTTCGAAAACTATGAGCGGATGGCCGACTTCATGCGCCGCTGCAAAGGCAAGGTCATGGTGAGTATCAACGACCACCCTGATATCCGGCGGGTATTTGAGGGGTTTCACTTTGAAACGCTGGACATCCGCTACAGCACCACCAATCAGCGCCAGGGAAAAGCCGAGATCAGCGGCGAGCTTGTGATCATGAATTGGAAACCCTCTGACCTCGGTGGGCTGTTTTAGGGTACAGGCTGTATCAGGTGGGGCCCCTTGTTCCGGACGTTACCCACGGCCGTATCGACCTTGAACCATTCGAAGGCCTCGGCTGGCTCGCCCTGGTGCAGCACCATCTGCTCGGCGCGCTCCTTGGGCGTGGTCGGGTCCAACCATTCCAGGGCTAGATCGGGTGTAAGCACCACGGGCCGCCGATCGTGGATGTCCACCATGCCGCCGGCGCTGTCGGCGGTAATGATGACGAAGCCGTCATGCTCACCTGGGCCTTCATCAGCATCCGGTAGCTGACCGATTGCGGCACAGAATATAGGTTCACCATCCCGCCGGCGGATCAGGTAGGGCTGCTTCTTTGCCCCGCCTTCATCCACCCATTCAAACCAGTTATCGATTGGCGTGATCGCCCGGTGCGGCCAGATAGCCCGAAAGAACGGGCCGTGGGCGACTTTCTCCACGCGTGCATTGATTGGTGCTGCACGATCTTTCGCCCAATGCGGTCGCCAACCCCAGCGAACGGGATCCGCATGGAGCATGTCCCCCTGCATGTGCAGCAGCGCAACTGCGGTTGTCGGTGCAACGTTGTAGCGCTCAATTGGCTGATCTCCCACGGAGTTAGCCAGGGCATTGGGCATGCTCAGAGCCGCGACAAAATCGTGGATTCCTCGATACTGTGAAAGCCTTCCACACATGATCTTCCCTCCCGCCGTCATTTCAGCCTAGCTTGCGCTGGAGGATTGAGCTTGACGAATCTCGCCCAGCAATCGTTGATTTTCCCTGAGCAGGTGGTCTCGCTGGCTGGTAATGAGATCGATGGGGCGAAAGCTTCCGTTGTCAGAAGGCTCATTGCTCATCGCCGCAATTTGATCAAGGGCCCTTCTTAGCGCAGCCTCCGCCGAAGCCTTGCCAGTGGCGAGCAGGTCATTCATCTGCACCAAGCCGGCCACATTGGCCCGGGCCTTTCGCAGCATCGCCTCGGTTTGGATGAGCTCGTCCTCGAGCAGGGCGCACTGGTGTTGGTACATTTCCAGGGGCGTGGGGCAGCCAAGCCACTCAGAGGTGTCTTCGTCGATGTCGTTCAT